CTTGAACCCACTCTTCGCCTTTTTGGGTTGCTTGGGCTTTTGGGTCTAGCGCATTAAATACAGCTTCTTTATCAAGTCTTTCTTTTTCGGCTGCTGCTTCCTTGGCTGCCTCTTCACGAGCTTGTTTTCTCTCAAACTCTTCGGCTGCCGCTCGGGTAACATCTTCCATTACCTTTTCAAGCCGAGCCTCGACAATCGCTCTTTCTCTTTCAATTTTTTCAAGTCCTGTAATCTTTTTCCAAAAACTCATCTGTTTCTCCTATGTAGTACTACGTGCCCCACTTATTACCATACAATTGAATTTGTAGCCTCGGTGAGAACCTCCATCCCTGCTTTATAGCAATATCAGCTACTCGCTGTTCGTTCATTTCGTATTCTTCACTGCGGCCGCCCAACGGCATCAAATATACAGGACACGCTACTCCTGTTGATTGATACTCACCAACTGCTGTGTGTACTTCTTCAACATCAACTTCGTCTGCTACAACAAACTTGAGGTATATGTCGCTGTTAGGAAGTTCTTGAGTATAGCTTGCAACTATTTCAGGCTTTATCGCAGCTTTCCACGCCTCACCGGATACTGTTAGTTTAGGTGAGCAACTCCACATCAACTTCACCTCGGGCCTGCTCAACAATGCGGCAACTAATTCCGGTGACAATGGCTGGGTGCCATTGGTTTCAATAGTTATGTTTTTAAGATCATGCATTCCGGGGTGTTCTAGCAGTTTAGGCCAAAACTTCTGCCATAGCATTGGTTCACCTCCGGTAAGTATTAAGTGGATGTCTTGACCGTTGTCCATGGTCCATTTGCCTTGTGGGGTAACACTAAGTAAGTGTTTGACCACACTATCAACTTCTCCATCTTTCATGTATTTCTTAAATTCAGGGTAGATACTAGCGTATGTATCACAGCCTGTATGAATTATAGGCAAGTCCTCAAACTTGTCGATGTCATTAAGTCTGTCACTTGTGATAAGTTCCTTAACTTCAGGATTGTGTTTAGCTTTAGGAGTCCCCCGTTCCAGGCCGAAATTTTCACAGCGAAAATTACAACCAAAGGTTCTCAAAAATACGCTAGGAACGCCTACAAATAAACCTTCACCTTGCAAACTGGAGAAAACTTCTGAGTACCTCAATTTCATATTAGTAAACTCCCTTACCACCCGACGACTGTTGTAGTTTAATGTTATCAAAAAATTCTTTCTTTGTACTTGGGTCAGATTTAAATGCTCCTCTCAGCACAGTAGTTTGGGTTAACGAGCTAGTAGCCATAATTCCCCTATTAGTACAGCATCCGTGTTCGGCGCCTACGTGCACAGCCACATCCAATGATTCAGTTGCTTTTTGTATTTCCTCAGCAATGTTGTTAGCCAATTGCTCCTGTAGAGTGCCGCGCCTTGAACACCATTGAGCAATGCGAGTGTACTTACTGAGACCGATTACTTTCTTACCTGGGATAATTCCAATGTAGGCAACACCAGTTACGGGCTGGTGATGATGCGAACACATACTACGCAGCTCTGAACGCACTACTAACATGCCAGTATAAGCTTCGATGCCTTCGTTTGGGAATGCAGTTGCCTTTGGGGCAGGGTTATAGCGGCCGCTCATTACTTCGTTGATGTACATTTTAGCAAGACGTCGACCAGTGTCCATTGAATTTGGATCAGTGTATCGGTCAATTACTAAACTGTCAAGAACGCTTGTAAACTGATCTGCTAGTTCTAGAATTAGTTCTTCCTTCTCACCATCGAGAATGTATTCTGAAATGTTATCACCTGCCCAGTACCGGGCACCAGCGTTATTCAACCGTTGCTTAATTACTTCCGAAATTGTTTGTGTCATTATTTCTCCGAGTTATGAAAGGACGAGGATGTCCTTATTCTGACTTAATACATTGTACCACGTATTTAGATTTTTGTCAATGTCTGTGATTATTTGTGGCCAAGCGTAAAAGTCATTCTCCCCAAGGAGCAAAACGAGTCGACTCCCAAGGAAAAGTGATAGAAGCTTGTATTCATAATTGATAGCTCTCAGTTAGTACATTATATTTGAATTTTAATAGGTCGTCAACGAAAGGATAAATAAAGTGTAATCCACGGTACAGCAATACCTGACTACTCTATTATTAAAGGACAACAACAGCATGATTATTTATTCTATATACCTTATTACGAACAACATTAACGGCAAGCAATACGTAGGCTTTACATCACACCATCCAAAAAATAGATTCCAAAGGCATTGTCAATCTGCAAACAATGGCAGCAAAACAGTATTCCATAAAGCTATGCGTAAGTATTCCTCAAAGAAATTTTCTGTTCAATGTCTATACCAAACTCTTGATAAAGATCATGCGTTGACGGAAATGGAGGAGCATTTTATTAAAGAATATAATACTCACTTCATTCACGGAACTGGCTACAACATGAACTATGGCGGCGTAGGTGGCGACAATTCATCTAGCCCAAATTTTAAGGAATACATCGCAAATAGGAATTATTATGGAGAGAATAATCCTTGCTACGGCCTAAAGCATGCCTATAAGCCTCGCTGGTCTAGAAGAGGCAAGTTACCGTTAAATTTCGAATCTTGGTCTACTGCTGCAAAGGGTAAAAGCTATTATCACAATACTATGTTACAAACAGAAAAAAGATTCCTCCCTTCTGAGATTCCTCAGGGATGGGAGAAAGGGCGTCTTAAGATTGCATGTTCTTGCGGTAAGGATGTAGACATCTCTAATCTGAAGAAGTACCACGCCTCTTGTCAGAAACTCTAGCTAATAACGAGTCTCTCTCCCAAGGAAAAGATAGCCATTGGTCTTTTTCTTTTTTATCTATTGCGGCCCAGAAGTATTGTACGTCACGAAAGTCGCCACTAGTATTTTCTGTCATAGCAGCAAACCGCACGTTTTTGGTCCAAACAGAATCCCAAGCGTATTGTTCGGACGGCAAGCATCCGCTCTGCCAGTCCTCCTTAATCCAGCTGAAGGTAGCACCTGTGTCATTAATATCGTCTACAATAAGGATATTCTTACGCTTGCTAATATCCCAACGGCAGCTAGGCGCTGGTTGATCCAGTTCGTTTGACACATAGCCGAACGCATCTTCAGCCATCCATAAATTGCTCTCAGGTCCCATATCAGTAGTGTCGCGCAGTCTAACATCTAGTGTGTGCATAGGAACATCAATTAAGTGACTGAGCATAGTTGCAATGGGTAACCCGCCTCTAGTAATTCCAGCAATGTAATCAGGGCGCCATTTGTCTTTGTACATTTGTAGTGCAATGGCAGTAACCGCAGTTTCAACATCTTGCCACGTGTAATACTTTTTAGTTGTCATTTTCTACTAGTGCTCTAATTGTGTTGTAGTTTTCCTTTGCTTTTTTCAGCGCAGGGTATTTGTTCATTAGTTTCTTTTCTGTTTCCTCCTCCAGCATCTTATCTTTTGCCCAACGCAGAGCGTTAATATCGTCATCTCGTAAGCTTACGTCTGCTACATTACTAAACAGTGTAGTCCAGCATCCGCTTGCAAATACCTGGAACATGTGGTTGCTATATCTTACATCTCCGGGCACTGCTCGAGGGTCATCTGGACCGCAGTTAACATAAGGACCGCTATTACTAGCACCAGCGACTATTAACGACCCGTTGGACGAATGTATATCATCTAGCATCTTGCTTTCCTTTCCAGTCCTGCTCTACTAGCACATACGCAGTTCTAAAATTCTCGTATGCTCGCTCAAGTCCCGGATACTGGTCACACATCAGTTGTACTTGATCAAACGCCGGAAACGCTGTTTTGAACGGTATTTGGTTGTACCTGCTCGGGAAAAAGAAATCATCATTGGTATTAAAAAGACTGCCGTTTACTGAGACTGCACTGATGCTATTTACACTCCAGTTAGCAGGGTTAATCCAATTGATGTTGCTTGCAATAGTGCCAGTCTCGTCATTCGTAACCAACGAAGTTTCACCTTGCTTTAATAATGTCATACATTGTGTCTCCGCTAAAGAATTCTTTCGCTAGCACTTCTTTTTGTTTAGCCAGTGCCGGAAGGTATCTGTCGTAATTTTCCATGTACACTTTGATTCTAGCTTTTATTTCTTGTTTATTTTCGCAGTATGCTGCAAAGTTCTCAGTCCATCTGCTAGGGTACTTAAATACATCACTGCCCATTTCGCTGTAGCTTAGTCTGTTAGGCACCATTGGAATTGCTCCCACACACACGCCTTCATACCAGCTGATGCCCAGTGTTTCTTGCAGGTTTGCACTAAACACTAGTTTTGCTCTAGCTAGCAGCGCATGGTACTCATCCTTGGTTAGCTCAGTGTCTTGGCAAACTACAAATTCGTACTCTGGCATTTCCTTTGCTAGATCACGGAATATCTCCACTTGCTTTTCTGGCGCAACACGATGAGGGAAAAGGATTAAGTTTTCTTTTTCTTGTCCTGCAAACTTGCTCAAGTTTTCTTGTAAATATTCCATCGGCCAGCCGGTACGCACTATTTTACCTGACTTAACTAACTCTGCGCCGACACAGTCTTTCATACTGCGGATGACAAAGGCACTCAAGTACATATCAATATGGAAGTCAGTAGCAAAGAAGTTATGATCATAACAGTGAAACATTGACTGTTCGGCATATCTTACCCATGGCTTATTACCTATAAGTCTGCCCAAGAAGTCATTTTTATCGTAACTTCCTGCGTGCCAAAGTCCGCCTATTTTAATATCTACGCTCAATAGTTCTGCCATGTAGCGCAATTGTATTACGGTAGGATTCCATGCATCAGTATACAAGAAGTAATCGCCGTTGTTTATCTCGCCTTTGCAGAATAGTTCACCAATCTGTTCTAACTGTTTACTCTTGTAAACATTGGTTCCGCCAAAGTTAAGGAACGCCCCAGGCGTTGTAGCCTGAGGAGTTTCTCCACCTGAGATAACGACAATATCTTCCATTGTAGCTTGACGCAGTTGCGCAGGTAAGTGTTGCTTCCACTCACCAGTGTATCGTGTTGATACACTTTCAACGTCTACAATGTAAATAGTCATTAGCCTCTCCGAAAGTTTCCGCGGGCTTTTGCTCGCAACCACCCTTGATATTTTTGATATGCCTGCCATACTGGCGACTGTCCCCGGTACAAATCAGCTTCGTTATAGACTTTGCCCTCTAGTCGGCAAAAGTCGCGGTATGCATCCAAGTCGTTAAAGATCTTGTTTACTGTAGGGTTTTTAATAGCCATTATATTGTATTCCTTAGTAATTGTAATTAAGGCCGAAGCCTTGTTGGGTTAGTGTTTATTAATTACGGCAAATATTCAATAATGCCGTCGGACTCGCCGTCTTCTGAGACTACGATTTCATAGTACCGTTCACCGTATAAGGGTAAGAGGTGCTTTTCTAGTATATCATCAGCAATCATCTCACAAGATTTGTGGTCTTGATTTCCTGCTTTTATAAAATCTTGTAATGCCCATTTAACTAAGAAAAATTCTAGTTCTCTGTCTAAATGGTCTACTGAAAGTTTTACTTCTACGTAAAATAAATGCCGGTGCTCATGTTCAAGAAACTGTATTCTGGGGTCGATTTGACCTGCATTTGGATACTTATGAAATCCTTCAAAGCTAGTACGCACTTTAATAAATGTACGCTTACTGGCTATCATTGCGGCACTCCGATTGCTGCACTGCCCCGTGTCATTTGGCATTCCAGTATTTCTACGCTCTCGCCTCGCATTTCGATACCAGATGCAATTGCTTCCATCTTTTTATCTAAATCCGCAAGAGCGTCATGATCAGCAGCTAGCTCGCCCGGCAAGGCTGGCCTAACAGTTGCATGGATATTGTAATCAGCTAGCACTTTTTTAATTAAAGCACTAATAGTGCTCTTACCACTATTTGCTGTGCCTGATACGTATATTTCTAACATTGCTTTTACCTCTTAGTTTGTATACTGTAAGTATACGATTACTTTACGATTTTGTCAAGTGTATATTCATTCCAATTTGTAAATCTGTCACGACTCATTAGGTCATGCAGGTTATGACACCATACACCAGGGTTAGTAGCTTTGAAGTCACGGTCGTCAAGTTTGACCATTGTGTTGTAATTCCACTGCTTAATATAAGGCATGGGAATTCTTATTTGCGGAATAAAGTTATTGTATTCTACTAGCTCGCTTTCGAGAAAGTCTTCAGCAAGTGTAACGTCAATATCCAAGCTACACAGGAAGTCCTGTTTAAGAAAAGTTTTGATCATCTCATCCCATTCGAACCAGTCATCATTACTGTTTATTTTAAAACTATGATTGGCTCCAAAGAAGATGTGTGTACACTCTTCCTCGTCTGCGATTGCTCGTATCTCGTTTACGTCCTGTAGTCCAGTAACAAACAGAGTACGCATTCCGAACGCTGGAGTCTTTTCGACCTCTATGCCCACAAAGAACACTACACCCTCTGCTGTTTGTCCTTCATAATCACGCTTCATGTTGTACCTTTAGTTTTTATTAAGTCGGTGGATTTTGTCTTTGTACCATAGTTTGATGGTTTTTAAAACGATTAATTTCGTAGTTCGAAGCATACTCAGTATAGCGCCGTTTAACTAGCGTGTCAACCTTGTTGTGTTGAAATTTAAGTTCTTCTAGTCGATTTACTTCTTTACTCGGGTTGTTCATCTTCTAAAATCTCCAAGTTCTGTTCTGCATCTTCTGCAAGATCATCATCTTTTTGTGACGAAGATTCAAACAAGTTATCAAAATAAGTACTGGCGTTTACTGTTTTTTTACCTACTGCTCCTCGGGTGCCAGGAATTGACATCCAAAAACGGCTGTGGTCGTTTACTATATCCAGAGCAGCTTCTCGCGTTGTCTGTGCAAATATCTTGTCCACTACATCACGAAAGAATATTTGATCAAACTGTTCTTCAACTAGCATCTTAGGTACAATACCGTTGTCGTACTGTCTGTTTGCTTCTTGTACAGCGTTGATGTGACTCCACACGTTGTGACCCATTTGAATAGCGTAACTAAATGAATCCCAGCTAGTCTTTCCTTCTTTACCGATCTTATTTAGATCACCCGGCGCATAGATACACACATCTGATACTTTTAGTTCTTTTGTAAGAGGACTGTCTGTAAAGTTCTTAAAGACGCCATCAGTTAGCACAGTGTCACGAAATAGTCGACTGTCAGTAGAATACTTCTTGTTGTCTATGCTGGGCTGCATCCTGTAGACCCATTTCTTGCGATCAGGTGTTTCGGTATGAATATAAATTTGTCCGTTTGCTGTAGCAAGGAACGGTGACGCACAGTCAAAAGTAACCATGAAGTTCGGGTTATGATACTTGCGAACCGCACGTTGTATATCGGTTAACAAAGTAGCCCACTCTAGCTTGCTTGTTCCCAGGAAGTGCATTACGTCATGTATGCCTTGCTCTAATAAGCCGTCAAATCGCAGTGCTACAAGCCGTTTAAGCACGAGATGAACGTCACACATGTTTTGCCCACCCATACTCCATCCATTGAAATGGCGGTCTGGATAGATAGTTGGATCGCAGTAGTCTTTCATCTGCTGATACCAGTCTTCGGCGTCTGCATGATTTTCACCTTGTAATACGTTGAGAAACTTGCATGCTCCGGTTCTGTGCTTCATCCAATAGTCGTTATTAATACGAGTTGCTGCTACTGCTTCACTGTAAGTGCTTATTCCCGTTGCTTTGGCGCCTTCTGGGCTACGTGCTACCCATGCAGGGATGTCAAGGATCATGCCATAGTCCATGTACGCATCCATCCAGCGCAGAACTCCATCGCGCTTCTTCTGCGCTTTAGGACAGTTTGGATCTTTCCAGTCACCTTCCCAAACACCCTTCCCGATTTGAAATCCACCGGAATCCGCCAACATCCATGTGTTCTCACGATCACGGTTGCGTATCATGTCTTCTTTAGGTGAGTGCTTGTTAATATCAAGCTCAGCGTGACCAGCAGAATACAAACTCCATTTGTACTGGAACTGGCCTTCTTTATGGTTTAGGTAATTTAGACTTTCAACTCCGTGATTAAAGTTACTGGGAATGCGTGATGTTAACACATATTCACCGTACCGTTGCTTACCTACGTAGGTGGCATAAAAACCACTAAGTGCTGGCAGGAAAAATGCGTAATCTTTTTGTTCTGCTGTTAGGTTTTTATTCATTACTTTCCTTTAGTATTCAGTAAGTCGTCAAAGTTTCCGTACACTGTACTGTTTGTCGGAATTTTATACTTTGCTGTACCCACGTTACTGCCAACAGGTAGGTTACCGACGTCCCAGCGGCCAATGCCGTTAAAGTATTGCCCGTCGTTATAGTCTTTATACCTTGCTGCTTGATTGATAGTTATAACTTCTTTTTCAAGAGTAGATATACGACTGAGAATACTAGCTAACGGTCCAGGACCTGCAGATATTTCCTCAGCCTCGACAATGCTTGCTACTAGCATAAAGTTACGCAGTGCTTTTTTGACACTGCGGTTATTTGACGCTAACGCAGCGTCAAATAATCTTGCAAGTTCGTAAAGGTCTACTTCGTTGTCTTCGTTCATATTGACCTCGCTTTATTTAGACTGAGCTGGCAAAATGTAATCGTACTTGGCCATGCCGCTGTCAACTGAAATCATCATAGCACCCTGGTCTGAAATGCACATAGTCAGCTCACCGTCCAGATTTAGGATGCTTTGAATCTGTGCAACAGGCCAGCTCCAGGTGTGTTTAAGTGTACCTTCCACTCCGTGCTGAAAAACAAACTCGCCAGCGTGAGTACTTGCATCACCGAAGCTAAACACTAGGTTACCGCCTTTGGTTTTTACATTAAAGATAATTTCTTCTGAATGTGCTGCACTCATTAGCTTCATTCGAGCAATAGAAGCCATAGTAGGTTCTATTTGAATGTTCCAAGCTGCTCCTTTGAACTTTACAGTCTTAAGTCTTTCCTCAACTACGTTTTGCGAAATAAAGCGATAGTCGTTTTCAAAGTCACCGGCAGCATTCTCAAAGTGTACATAGGTCGGAATATCAACGCCGTCCTTTTGCTTGGATACTACTTCAATCTTAGCATCGTTCTTGTACTCGGGATTCTTTAGGTGGAGGCTTAGCTTGTCCAAGTTAGTCATACCAAAGGTACCGTGAAACTGTGGTACCGGAGTGTGGGTAGTTGCACTCATTATTACACTTCGATCTTCGGCCATTGAATCAATCTGAGTGTTTTCGTCGTTGGTTATCTTAATAATTGTCAGGAAGCCCAATGCGTGGGTGTGAGCTACTACGTCTTGCAAAATATCCTTCATTTTTAATCCTTTTAGTTTAATTATACTTCGTACAGTATATGATATAACCTGTTGATTGTCAACAAGTTTATTTAGGTTTAGCTTCCAAAGTCAAAAAGACTATTGAACGTAGTTGTTTGTTTTGTGCTTTCTAAGTCGTAATCAAGTACTCCTATAAGATTGCCTAGCTTATTATCGATAATAGTTCCTGCCATTGCACCATCGTCAAACGGCAACTCTTTAAACCATTCCGGCAAACGTAACTCATCAGTTGGATATGCAATGCTAGTATATCCCAATGGATTAGGTTTTAGTTTGCAAACAATGCATTTCATTCCATCAGTTGCTTCTTGTGAATATTGGTCTCCGTGCATGCGTCTAAGGGCGTTCCAATTTATTGCTGCTCTTACGTGGCCTGGCATGTTGGCCTTGCCCTGCTTTTCTTCAAGACGTTGATAATGTCCTAGATTGTTTACACGTTTGGGAGTGCCTTTTTCCCAAGCAGGTCTATCTATAAATTCTTTTCTAAATACAGTAATTCGATCTAGTACTATTTCTCGATCAACATTTGTCAAAACCATATACAGTATTTCTTTCAAAAAGTCCTGCATATACACTGGAGTGTCGCTGCGTCGTAAGTCTAGCCCCATTGCCTTGACTTTACCTTCCGCCCCATCTACATCTTTGCGCTTTCCTTCGTCGTCGTATACTAGTGTAGCGTATCGCTTTTTAGTAATAAATAATCCCGAGCTAGCAACAATCTCTCTGCCTGCTTTGATAACTTCTGCTCTAGACTTAGCACAATGAAATGCTTTTGCTGCAAAGTCTACAAACGTAGTGTCTACTTGTGCACTAACTTGGTCATATAGAGAAACTACACTGTCCTTATCCCAAGGGATACTACCTTCCTTGATGTCTTTTTTCAGCGTAGGATACGCACTGAAGTAGACTGAGTCAGTGTTGTGTACTAGTATGTCGTTAGCAAAAAAGAACGGATCTTGTTGAACCATTGACACATCGTACACATAGTCGTCTACTTCGCCTAAGCAAGTAACTTTCTTTACTTTTGTTCTAATAGTATTCAATTGGATACCTCCTGTAGATAATTTGTCAGTTAGATAGTAATAATTAAGTCATCTTCTTCTAAGTTTTTCGGAGTAACCTCAGTAGTAATTCCGTGTCGGTCTACAATTAAACTATGATCTTCTGTTACTGTGACCTTCTTCCCGTCATCAGTTTCAATTTCGTATAACTTCTTTTTGGTCTTGTGTCGCATCACGTAAGCTATTTCTCCAAATACCGCTTCATCTTCAAAAGCATTGTAACCAAGCACTGCGTTATTTTCTTTTTCCATTTCAGTTCTAGGAATTGCGTATTCCTTGCCTTGATCTTGTATTACTCTGTAATCAAAACGATTAAATAGATCTTCGATAGAAATCTTTTTATCATTAAGCGTAATTAAAGTGTCTCCGGTCACACTGTCACCATAAATTACAGCTTCTCCGACATGGTCATACACCCCAGTAATGGTTTTATTTACTTCTGCGCTCATATGTTTAACGATCTGTCTACCGGTTAGTGTAGTTGACTGTCCGATTCGCTTGTCAAAAAATCTACAGCCCGGATTCAAAATTGCCCCATAAAGAGAGTTCAACGAAATTTTCTTTACCAGTTGACGCTTGTCCCAAAATGTTATTTCGGTTTTGTTACCGGCTGTAATAGCTTTCTTTAACATTCCCTGTAGGTCTTTACGTTCAGCGTACCAACGCTTTAAAAGACCCGGAATAACTCCTTCAAACTCAGTTGTAAAGATTGTGCCATTAGCACTGATCATCCAAGGCATTCGACTTTCAAATATCAGTTTGTATATTTCTGCACCGCTGAGCACATCGTGTCTACCATCCTCCCAGTCAATAGTCAACGCAACGTCTTTTCGTTTGTCCATTACAGCAACATATTCAAGACTTCCAAAATGACCTTCCCATGCACCTGCAAACGTTTTCTTTTGAAGTGTCATTGCTTCATGGACCATTCTGTCTGTCATGTCTGGCCGAAGTTGCCCTACAACAGTTTCGGGCCCCATGTTTAGTGCTCGAATCACACTAGGATACAGTGAATTTAAGTCCATTGAACCTATAGCTAAGTGTAGTCCTTTTTTTGGAAAGGCAACGTATGCACCTGCTGCCTGCGTGTTTTCGGTACTATGCTTTTTTCTATTTGGTACCTGCAGACCTCTGTGATGTGCTTCATTTATAATTGCCTGCTCAGTAATAGCAACAGCTCCCATAACTGTTTTCAACATCACTGTGTTAGCGTGTGCAAGTTCGTTGGACAAGTCAATAAATTTCAGCTTCTTGTCTAGCTTGTCTAACAGTGCAGTGTCCTGTCTGTTGTATTCAACAAACGTTTCAAAGTCGTTGTTATACAACTGATCTAGTGTTCCTTCATATACCGTCTTATTTTCGCCTATCTCTAGCTCGCCGATTGCATCAAGTCTATAAGTGTGTCGTTCTTCGTAAGTGTATTTCCTATAAAGATTTAGACTGTCAAGATGCACACGTCCAACAAAGTCATAGGTCTCAGATGTCTTTCCAAACTTTTCGTATTCTCGCTTCTTAGGAAGTTCTCCCCATAGGCAAAACTTTCGCGTGTCGTCTTTGCTTAATACGCGCTGTATACGATTTACAGTGTAGGGCACGTCATACCCCTCTGAATTATGAACTTTTGTCCCATTGCAAACAAAGTAATGTGAGGTAGTTTCAATATCACCCATTGGTATCATTTCGTCTGTTTCAACAATACGTTTGACTTTTACAATGACCTCGTTTGAATCTGCGTCGTGGAACCACCGAATTTTGCAGTTGGCTGAATTTTTCTTATCAAATAATGCCGGCAACTTTTGCTTTTTACTATGCAAAGGCTTGATTTTGAGTAGTTGCTCTTTGCAAAACGCTACATATTTAATACGAACAATGTTGTCATTTACTGTGGTAATAAATCCGTTCCACTTCAATAATACATTCAGTTTACGTGATTGGTTCTCAAAATTGCATATCTCCGCATGCCAAGTCGCCACTGAGCCATCACCATCAATACAGCCACTGATAAACGCACAGAACTGGTCCTCAGACAGCATAGACAATAGTTCGACATTTAACTCTTTTTTAGCTGATTCACTGTATATCATATTTCGAAGAACAGAGAATTTATTGTGCCTACTAAAACCAACGTAGAAACAACCATCCTTTCTACGATTTATTAAATTCACATATCCAATGCCCTCGTTGTTTATAATGTCAACTGCTGCCTGGGCCAATACTTGATTAGAGTTGCAAAATGAATAAGTGCCGCCATAACTGTCAAACGTACCGTCAGTAAACATCATTCCAAGCAACCTGCACATATCAGCCGATATAACTTCGTCTTTTGATATACACTTTTCTTTGGATAGATGACTTTGTTGGAATTTAAGTGAGTCCTCTATCTCCTCGACCGTAGTTATAATAGGCAGTGTATTTTCTGTAAACAGCTTACCGTAAGTCATTGCATTATTAGTGTTGCGGTGTATTGGCTGCCGTAAATAAACATCTTGAGTTTTCATTCTTTCTTTAATAGAGGATATGTTACCTTCGACGCTATTTAATTTTAGCGTATTAAGGTTTTTGTATTTTCTCTTATCTTTAAAATAATGCGGAATAACATGCTCATCCGATATATCTATTGTTGCGCCAAAATCGTCAACTAGTACATTTTTTTGTTTTAAGCCAGAATCAAACGTGTTTACAACACTTGCGTTAGATAGTGTGTCTCCCTTTTTTATATTTCCTAGTGTCTTAATTCTATCGTCTAGGTATACCTGCTCATTTATGCCAATGCAGTTCCAACCGCTGTGCACATCAGCATCTTCCAACAGGTCCAAGAACGTAAGCAGCATATCCTGCTCACCTTTGCCTTTGGAATCGTTAGGAAACAGTATTACCTCATCTCCCCATCTCTTTTGACACATTGCCCTGGCTTCCTCTAGTGGGAGACCTTTGGGCGGTACTGCTAGTGTGATCAACATGCTGTCTAGCCACTGTAGGCATACTGTGATAGCTGTAATGGGCATAAACGGGTCGTCAATCGGAGCCCATCCACGCACTGGGTCGAAGTCAGTTTCGATGTCCCAAAACAATACGTTTAGCTTAGGGGAATCCTGATTGAGATAGTTTTCACTTAGGCATTGGAAAATTGGATTAATGTCGCTTTCAAACAGTGTCTTGTCTCTGTTAATAGCAACTTCTTTTCGGAAGTCTTTAGTATTCTTTGCAACAATTCTACTTAGACTATCGCCAAAGATACTCTGATGCTTTCCTTTTGGGTCTTTGTAATAAAACGTATACTTAACCGGATATTCTACAAAGGTTCGTTTTCCTTCGCGTCTTTCAACAACGCGAATAACGTCTTCTTTTCTATCAAATAATGCGTCAACGTACATCGTTGGGTATTCTCCTTGTTTATGGCCAATTGTGCCATGCTGCATGTTCGTAAGTGAACGACTCTTTAATAATTATGTTTTGGCATGTTTAAGCATATACAAAGTGACTCTTGGGTCATTCACGACTAAGCAGTCCTCAGGATATACTCTTTTGTCGCCGCAATAACCAGTCATACAAACAACTATCATCTTAGCTCCTAGTTTCTTAACAGTGCCCAGAAGGTCTTTGTGTTCTGGTATTTCTGTCATTTTATTTCCTAAAAGAATAGTCCTATTACGTAGATCAATGTAAGTGTACCGTTTAATACAATCAAACTACGTTCTTTCCACAGCCAAGCAACTACGGTCCAAAGTCCACTGCTGACTACAAACGCAATAATGTAATAAGGATATATGTTAAATGAAGATAAGATAGCAGCGGTGATCAGCAACGCTGTTGCTAACCACGCCAGCTTCTGATAAGGTTTCTCATCAGGTGCCTTCATATTACTTGTCTGCTCCGATAGTGGTTATGATAGTTTCGAGGTCATCAAAGTCATCGTAGTAATTTTCCCAATCGCGATTCTTAGCAATCTTAATTGCTTTGTTAATCAACGAGGATTTAATATCTAATTCTTCTGCTACAGCTTTTACGGTGTCTTTAAGACCACCTTTCAAATCTTCAATCTCTTGTAATGCAGTAATAGCTTCTCTTACTAGATTTTCTAATTTGGCTTTTTCTTCAGGTCCGTAGGTACGATCACTCATAGTTTCTCCTTTGTGTGTTACTCTAAGTTACTGTTTATTATACGGTTTTTTTGACAGGATGTCAACCGGTAAATACTTTTCGATTGTCGAATGCACGGTGCCACCCGAAGAATTTTGCCTTATAGTCACTCTGGTCATCGCTTGAAAGATCCTTCCATTCAGATTCACGTGCAAGTAGGTTCTTAACACCTTGCTCCCAATCTGTGGTTTCAATAATAATTTCTAACTGCTTTTTTGCTAATATAGCAGTTTTGATGTCAGAAAAGTCTTGTTCGATGTGAATTACTTCCATACATATAGCATGAGTGACATAATCTAGTGAAAAGTCAATGCCCCATTTGGGATTAACACTTAATAGTTTGTTAAGTATAGGGCGAGTTTCGGATACTTCCTGAATACGCTGGCGGGCCTCACCTGCGAATGCACCACGGAATAATAGCATACAGTGATCTAATACCAGTCCTTCTTCTGAGTCTTCACTATCGATATACCATGTCTGAACTGGAGCAACATGGTACTGTATATCTTTGTTTAATCTAACACCGTTCGCAATGTAATGCAAATGTTCAAGCTCGGCAGGAACTTCGTAACCGTCTTTATCAAAATCTTTAAAAGGAAGGGTTCTTAATTTTTCATAAGAAATAGGAACTGTTAGGAACGGATTAGTTTCAAATTTATTATTAACGTTTGTTAATTTCATATAGCCCCTGCACTTTTGCCGACGTTGTTATAACCATTTGGTATAGTCAAGCACTAATTACTAGTTATCTTTTTTCTTCTTGTCGAACTCGCCAAGTGCTTTAAGCAATGATTCTTTAATAGAATCTTTGTTTTTTGTTGACGCAGATTCTTGCCGAGGGGCCTTTGCGTTTAAAAATTGTTCGAATTCTCTTGTTAGCCTAGCGTTGTTAAAAATAACGTCTAGCTGAGCAGAATATTTCTCTATCTTACTCGACACGTTAGAATTAGTTCTAGTTGTTGCAGCCTTTTGCTTAGGTACTGATCCTTTCTTCTCTGACGATTTTCCTTGGTTACTCCCGATACCAAACGCCTTTTTAAAATTCTGAGGATTCTTATATCCTTGTTTAACTTCATCGGCGAGTCCTTCTTCGACATCGTCTTCGTCTTCGTAATCATAGGATCCTACTAGCTTATCGTCTAGCGGATGATTAGTCCGTCCAGATTTAGCCTTGGGCATAGGAACATTACCTTTAGCATAATCTCCGTTTTTTTGACTCTCGGTCAACTGTACTCCTGCAAGCGCAGCAAAATCTGATATACTATAATCTCGATCCATGTTTAGCGATCCTGCTTCAACCTCTAAACTCTCTTCCAAGTAGTTTTTAGTTTCGTTAGTTAAAGAAGCACTTTTCTTAGCAGACTCTTGTAATTTTCGTAGTTCTTCTTGGGTGTTCGAAGGCTCTATGTCATATAGAGTCCTTTGCAGTTTATTGTAGTCCATAAATAATTCCTGTTACTTCTTTTTTCGAGTTCTTGATTCTTGGAACTCGTCACTAGGCATATTGGTACCTTTACGAACACTACCTTGATTTGTTTGACGCTTGTGTGCAGCTTGCATGTACTTTTCAATCATGTCTTGCGGAATGCCAGTTTGCTTAATTATGTCTCTAATACTTGACGGCCCGGCACTAGTGCCGAAACGAGTAAACGCATCACCTAATGTGCTTAACTGGTTTGATACATTGTCGTCCTTTTGACTAACTGCCATATCCATCATAGTACGCCCTAATTCAACTACTTCGGAATTTTCGTTTAGCTTATTTGACCCATTACGCTGACTGGTAGAGCGTTCTGCTAATTTAGCACCCAAGCGACCAGCAAACTTGCGTCTAACACTTTCAGTTGTTGGATCACTTGACTTAGTTGTTATTTGCACTTTTTTATCAGGATACTTTTTCCTAATGGTCCCCGCGGCTTTCTTAGCTGCATCAAAGTTTCTAAACTCAACCGGCTGGCCATCTTTTTTCCACAACTTGCCGTTTATTAGCATATAATGTGGAGACATCTTAGACATTTTTCTTGCAGTGTTAATGCTGCCAGCCTTTTCGTCATCTTTGGTATCGTAAGCAATATCCTTGCCCATCTGGTCGCGCTTGGCCGGTCCGCCCATTACACCCCCGGACCGATTATCAAATCTACCTTCGCCTACTGTGATCTCACTAGACGGCATTCCGCCTGGCATGTTGATTTCGCCCTTGGACTTAATCTTGTATTCTAGATTGTGATACACTGTATCCATGTAGTCTGCGGCTTTGGTAATTTTTGCTTGCTGCCATGCTTCTAGATCATAAGTATCTGGTAGTGTTTTCATTAAGTCATGAAGTTTTATTGCATACTCTGCAATGCGGTATAGTTGTGATCGAGCCATTTGTAACTCGTGATCAGCGTCGGCTGTTCCTGCTAGATCAGATATTGATTCATTCACCCTACTGACTTTTCTTTTAATTTTGGTGTTAGCCATAGTTTTAATCTCCTAATAATCTTATTTATCGTTTAACCGGCCGCCCACCCATTATGTTGTCATTGACATCAAGGGCATTTTTTGCTGTACCGTTTTTATTTTTCTTCTGCGGGGCAATCGGAACTCCGTTTTTATCTAATTTAGCTTTAGCTTTTGCTGCTGTAGGATTAGCTACGCTTGCAACTGCGCCTGCGCTAGTTCCGCCTGCTGTTGCAGACTCTTTAACCGCAGGATCGTCTTGCGGGTTTGGAGTTTCTTCTGAATCAATGTCGTAAATGTCTTTATAATAGGTCTTAGGAAAAGCATGTACTAACTTTAGTAACTGTTTTACCGGAACGTCTGCACGAATTACGCTGACTGATGCAAGGGTGTTTACTGCTGCTAGCCATCGGTGGTGACCGTCAATAATATAGTTATCCGAACTTGCAATAATAGGCTTTTCATTCTTTCTTTTTAGAAGAGCTTTCATAACCCCTTTGTCACTAAACTCTTTTTGTACTGGTTTTAGCGTTCTTGCTGGTAGCCGACCTCGAGTAATAGTAACACCGTTGCTTTCTAAGTATTTAAGGAATTCCGGATAATCTTTCTCTTTAATTTGTGGCATCTTTCTGCGAGGAATACCAAGCGTCTGTGAAGGATCTGGTTTGTCGATTCGAAATTCGCTTAATATGTTCTCGTCTAGGTCGGTTATTTTCACTTCTTAATATCCTTTTTATGTCTTAGTGTGGGTGGCCGGCCGTCTTTATCTACTATGTTACCAAACTTGGCAGCTTGTATCTTTACTTCGTCAGGACCAACATCAGGAGTAGTGTTTACTCCTTTAACAATTCTGCCTACTGCTTCTGTAATTTCTTCTATTTTCATTCTTACCTTTTCGGCGACTTTGCACCCATTTGGTCTAGTGATGCATCTATGTGCAGTGCAAGTTCAAAATCTAAATCTGTTAATCCCCCTGCATCATGAGTTGTAATAGCAATTGTAACTTCGTTATAAAAGAACATAAAATCAGCAAAATGATCTAATTTTACTTGCGCTTCTTCAATATCCATAAAGAAACGTAAAGTTTGATTATAGTCATCGAACGTAACCTCTTTATAGAGATAGGTGCCTTTGCGCATTTCCCAGTCAGGAGTATGCTTTTTGCGTATCTCTTCTGCTTGTAAGGGCTTTAACTTGTTCATTTATTGCGTCCTCTAAAAGTAGGAGTCTGATTAAGGTTATTAACTTGTTTAAACCATAAATCGAACCATTCAGGTGTGCCTGGCGCAAAACCTTGCTCACGTTGCGTTTCTTTAATTTCTGCTGCTTTATAACTGCGTTCTTCTATTGTAATAGCAGGGGAGTATTCCTGATACCCTTTAAACTCGTTTACTCCAGCCAACTGTTTAATTCGAGCTAATTCATCCATGTTAAGTAAGAGGATTCCATTTGTTTGTCACACTATCCCAACATAAATTTTGTTGGCGGGCAGCTTCGTTAATACTTGCATGTTCTATTCTAATCATTTCAGCAATGGACTCGTACGCAAATTCCTTCCCGGCTAACTTTGTGCCAGTGTATTCTTGTACAATCTTCCAAACAGCTTGATCCTGTCCGTCGTCAATAAGACTTCTTACCTTGTCGATTAATGCACTGTCATCATTCTCTTTAGCTTTTCTGTAGAACTGAACTAACTCCATCATTCCAATATTACCAGTATATGATGCCATCTCATTAGTACCTCGATGCACTTTAGAGCAAGTGTTTTCTACTTGTAGCACTTGATTAGAAGTTTGAAAGTTCTTTTTACGCATTACAGTCTTGGCAACAAGATCAATACCTTCGCCAGTTTCGTCCCAATTTAAAACAAATGGTAGGTTTATATCAGTGGACATAGACTTAATGACAGCCTGGGCCTCTGGCCTCATCTGTGATATCTTCTGTCCCCACTTGCGATAGGCATTATTAAACAGCGTAACAATCTCAGCAATAGTAATTTTCGGACTGTTTCTTGAATGATTAATCTGATTAAAGAAATGTCGTGTAAATATAAAGTCAATGTCTAAACTAGAAAATAATTGATTAAGATACTTTTCTAGTTTTTGTAGATCCTGACCAGTAACATCAGGTGTGGACGTATTCTGATCGTCCTCAGAAGTTGCAACTTCATTTGACCCTAGCGCATCGTCTAACAATTTTGCCGCTACGCTACCATTTTTTCCGTACATTAATTGTGCGGCCTTCGACTTGTCCTGGCTGCTCATAGTCGGCCAACCTGATCTAAGTTCGCTGGCACTTTTAATCTGCATTCCGCCGAAGTCAAAGTCAACAGCAGGACCGTATACCATGTAACCCATCTCGTCAGCAGTGTTTAAATCTTTGCCGGCATAACTTCTTAAGTAGCCGGGCTCACCGTTCTTTTTTATTTGGTCTGGCTTTGGATGATTATCTTTGTCTTTTGTGCTGCGTACAAATACCAAAGCTGAGTTGTCATCAATAAGTTGTTTGTAACTAGCTGCATTAAATGGACTTTTAACTTCAATGAAGTTGTTTTGGGGTACTCCCGACATAATTGCAAGTTTTTTCTTTACATCGAACGGGAAAGGTCTTGATAAGGTATCACTTGTTGCAGCAACATAGACATTAGATTGTCCAAAACTTTTCACAGCCCAGTCGTATAGACTTTTGTGCCCAGGATGGAAGGGATGAAATCCCCCAGGCATTATTGCCACTATACGTTTTGCTTTAGCTTCATATAATTGTCTTAATAACATTCCCTGTTCCTAGTGTGGTTGCCATCTTTGTCTAGGCACAAGTTTAATCTTTGAATCTTGTGCTACGTATCCCTCACCGCCTCGCACTCCGTCAGTGCTTGCACTAACGTCACTATCTGCGCTATCTAATTGATCGATCACATTATCTTTAACGGCCATGATTTCTTTAACTAATCTAAAAATTAGTGGAATAGCATTAGGTGACGCTTGTGCCATATCAATAATTTTCTTTTGTTTATTAGCACTTACTTTTGAGTTTTCGAGCCACTTAAAGAATCCAGTTTCTAGTCCTGCTAAATTTTTTGCCTTGCTAGTTTGATTTACATAAGTGTAAATTATGTTCTTCATATCAGACAGTCCTTTGATCGGAGCTAGAAATTGATCAATAATTGGAGCAAACTTTTTAGCGTCTTGTCGTATCCTATCAATACCAGAAGTGTCAATTTCTGGCTGGTGAGTTACATAGGTCTGACCTAAAACAACTGCATCCCTGCTGGCTAATTCATTAACATCAGTAATCGGAGTACCGTTTTTACTTCCAAACTCGCTAAACTTTGTGTGAACAACAACACCAACTCTACTAGCTGCAATGCGCTTACCAAGCTCGCTATCGCTGCTCACAGTGTATTTAACTTGATTAGGAGTAAACTCAATTCCTGCCTTGGTCGTTTCAAAGGGATCGCGTGGAGTATACAGTAAGTCCCCAAACACATACCCTCGAAACTGCGGCGGAGTTGCTCGCTGCATAATTTTAAATACCACACCCATGCTCGAAGCAAACTCTGCTCGCTTAGGATCACCCTGGTCCTTGCCGGTGCTATTAATAAAATCTTCTAGCTGTTGAGCAGAAGTGGCTTTGATCCTACCCCATGCGTTCTTATTGACTAACACAAACTGCCCTTGATCATCACGCCCCCAGTAGACCGTTGGCATGCCATCATACTTAATACTTACGTCAGAACTATCGGATCCTAGTTTGTCTAGTATGTCTGCTGCTTTGATTGCGCCTACGCTACCGTCAACAAAAACTAGGTCTTCTAGATGTTGATATTCTCGCCCAACAGTAGCTTCCGTTAATTTCTTTGATTCTCTAAGTGCGTCGACGTTAAAACGTAATGACATAACACTCATGAACTTGTCAAATTTTGAAATATCATTAAATACAAACAGTTGTGAGTAAGAAGTGTTGCTTAAACGGGTATCTGGGTACTTTTTATTCTGTTCGAACTGGTATATTGTTATGCCGTTGCTGTCAACAAAGATTTCTAAAAGTTCTAACGGAGTCGTCGAACCAAATAGTCTCATTTGATTATTACCTGTGTAGAATGCAAAAGCAGGAATATACTTGTTGCCCACAACTGGCTTTGTTACGCTTAAACTTAGCAGCTTCTCTACTTGTTTGATTGTGCGTTGATCAAGATCTTCGCTTAGTAGTTTACCGGATATTTCTGCATCCACAACCTGGAGGTAATCCAGTACATTTAATACTCCGTTAATATCTCTAAACGATTCAGGTACCTCTTCTAGCGGAAGATTTTTAATTTTGCTAAACTCAGCAAATCGCATTTAGTAAGCTCCATTTCTTATCTGAGTTAATTCTTCTGCAAATAATTTGTCAACAATCGCTCGTTTGTCGTCTTTCTTAAATACTCGATTAAGACTGCCTAATTGAAACTGATCGCAGTAAGACTCCATTGCACTCCCTACAGCTTGCCCTAGACATTTATTAGGGTCAATATGTTTTTTTGAATCATGCAGATCTTTCATTTTCATTATAGCAGGAAATAACGACTTGCGATAAATTATAGGATCATTTCTCATGTAGATAATGACATCCTCGACAGTGCCTTCTGTATCAAACGAGTCTTCAAATTCTACTAATCTCATAATATTTCCTTTACCGCTAGACGATCATTTGATTCGTTAATCCTCATCTGACTCTTCCTCACTTGGAAATGTGGACTTGTCCTGCCACTGATAACTGATTTTGTCTTCATCAATCGGCCCACCTTTTGCCCAAGTTCGACAAGCTCTTGCAGAATGGCACTTGAAATGATGCATCCAGCAGTATCCTAACTCGCCATCTTCGTCTGATGTAGGCCCTGGCAAACAGTCATTCATTCTTTCAGAAATATCAAATGCTACACAATTACCGCAAACACTCGACTTTGCTGCCTTTACTGTTGTACTCCAAAACTCTGCAATGTCTTCCCAGTATGTTCCTGGTTCGTCTACATTAAGAGGTCCGTACTGAACATGCTCTGCTTGTACAGCATCGTTTCTATTTATTGTGTTTATTTTCAAATCTTTTGTTGCAGGGGGACACTCCATCTTTGCTTCTATTAATCGCAAAGAAAATTCTCTGTTTTGTACTGCTGCTACGTCTTGCATTCTCATAATATTTCCCTTACCAGTTTTTGCAACTCCAGTACTTTGCGGAAGTATTGGGTCCTGGATTGTCGCAATTATGTCTTGCCCTAAAACTCTTTTTTGCTTCAGGGTTGTCTGCTTTGATTTCCATATCAGGATCACCAAAGTTTACTTTCTTTGTATTCTTGGTCTTTGGATCTGTAACGTATACATGAAACTTTTTCGGTCCGTCGGAGCTTCTAATGGGCTTACCTAGCTTAACTTTGCTACCTTGATACTCAGCTTCGTCTAGCTGTACACTATTATACCACATAACACCGTATTCTTCAAAGAACTCATTTGCATTAAGTGTTTCCTCGTTAGATAATTCTCCGTCCATAGTTGAAATTTCAATGTCAAAGTCATCATAACCGTTTTCAAAAAGGTAATTTGCTAACCTTTCTGCATACTCGTCTGATTCATCTTCGGCCAAGTTGCGTTCTAAAGGTATATGAAATACACTTGCGTTCTGTTCTGTTTCTAAAAGTTCTAATGCAGGAAAGATAGTGTTATCCAGACTTTCCAGTAAACCCTCTTTCTTTTCAAAGATTATTCTTACAAAATGGTTCATAGCTTAGGTCCTAGTGATTTAACACGATGGAATCAACTGTTCCACCAACAAAACTAACAACTGCTCTTATCCAAACATAATTGCCAGTGAAGTTAATAATCCTACTGCCAAAGCCATTGCTATCGTTATATAAATGCACAGTAAACCAATCTTCGTCGATGGGGTCTAATGCTAGAGTTGCCTGAATGATAATGGATCCATTCAGGCTGTCGTAGGTGTACTGTACAGTATGTACTCCGTCTCTTCTGCCGTAGTAACCGTCACCTTTATATTTTTCTCCAGTGACTGTTTCGGTTATAGCCGATTCGCTAGAGTGAGTGTTGTTTGATAAAATTATTTCGCTAGTTGCCATGCTAATATTTATCAATATCTTTTTTATATACTAAATAGTCTATCCTTCTAATGTTATGTCCAATTAGCATACTAATAAGTTTAAGCACTTTATCGTCTCTTACATAAATGTATAGCCCGGAAGTATAATGCCCGTTCTTAATGTTATTGATAGTTAATGTACCAACTCTGCTCTTGTCCTTATTGGCCTCTAACCAATTAACGAAGTCAGGATTAATTTTGTTGTTTCCAAAAGTAACCTTTATCAAAAACTCAGGAACAGAATTAGTGAGTATTATGTTCTTTTTTGTCTGTAAGAACTTAGCAAAGTCAGCATCAGGTTCCCAAAACTCCCTATTGCTAACTATCATTCTGCTTGCTATTTTAGTAAGCAATTCTTTATCATTAGAGTATATTATTAAAGTTCTGCCAGGGTTAAGTCTTATTTTGTAATCTTCAGCAAACTTTAATATGGTATAGATATTTTTGGCGTCGAGATAATGATCAACTGGAACTCTACGTGTTGTCCTCCAAACTATTTCGGACATTGGTTCGTTACGTTGATAACTTTCAGTTAGTTGGTCAAGTCTTTCTCTAGCATAACTTAACACACTACTTTTCTGAAGACTAGATCGGAATATTGTGTTTAGCTGATTGGAAAGTAGCAGCTTGTACTGATACTTTCCGTAATGCAACTTTGTTGTTTCAAACTGTTTCATGAATTACATTTGCTGAACATAATAGCTTGATTTCACCTGCATGACAATCAATAGTAACATTGCCACCGTTCTTTAAGTCCCCAAATAATATTTGTCGAGACATTGGCCGCTTAATTTCTTTATCGATCACACGCTGTAACGGCCTTGCTCCATTCTTTGGATCAAATCCTTTGTCAACTAAGAAGTCAAGTGCTTCGTCGGAAATCTCAATTGTAATGTTTTTGTTAGCAACCAAGTCGCGTAATTCGCACAAGAATTTACCAACAATTTTCATCATTACGGGCTTTCCTAATCTAGCAAAAGTAATTACGCCGTCTAGTCTATTTCGGAATTCAGGAGCAAAGAATCGCTTGAACTCAGCATCATCATACTTAGCATCCTCCTCATCATTAAATCCTATGGAGTTCTTCTCAGTTTGAGCAGCACCAAGGTTAGTTGTTAGGATTAGTACACAGTTTCGAGCATCGGCTTCTTTGCCATTTGACCCAGTAATTTTACCGTTATCCATAATCTGCAACAACAGCTGGCTTACGTCTGGGTGCGCTTTCTCAATCTCGTCTAACAGCAATACACAGTTTGGATTTTCTTGCAGTTTAGTAATTAGTACTCCGGCATTGTCGTCAAATCCAACATAACCCGGTGGCGAGCCAATCAGCTTGCTTACAGAGTGCTTTTCCATATACTCACTCATGTCAAATCTTACTAGTGCAACTCCTAGATTTTTAGCAAGTGCTTTGGCAGTTTCTGTCTTTCCACAGCCAGTTTGACCTAAAAATACAAAGCTGCCCACTGGTTTGTCATCCGGCTTTAGCCCTGCTTGGTTAACAAGAATCTTATCAACAATTGATTCAATAGCAGTATCCTGCCCATAAACCGATCCTTTAAGGTTAGCTTCCAGGTTTACCAGATTATCAGTTTCTTTTTCTGCAATCTGTGCTATTGGCATTTTGACCATCTTAGCAAGCTCAAATTGTATCTGCTCTTCATCTACAATGCGATCACCTTCAAAGTCGTCCTTGAGCTTGTATCTCGCACAGGCAACGTCGATGAGATCAATTGCTTTGTCTGGCAATTTCTTTGTTGTTTGGTATTTAACACTGAGCTTAATAGCGGCGTCAATTGCTTGGCCAGTTATTACTGTATTGTGGTAGTCTTCGTAATACTTTTTAAGCCCTTCAAGTATGTCCCTAGTAACTTCTACTGTGGGCTCGTCAACCGTTACGCGCTGAAATCGTCTCATAAGCGCACGGTCTTTTTCAAAATACTTGCGGTACTCTTCCCAGGTAGTAGACGCTACTACCTTTAGGTCACCCTTAGACAGTGCTGGTTTAAGCATGTTTGCTAGGTCGTTTGCACTCCCGCCACTGCCAGCGCCAGCGCCATTCATCATATGGGCTTCATCAATAAACATGATTGTTTTGCCCTGCTTTTGCAAAGCATCCAGTACGTTCTTAAATCGTTCTTCAAAGTCTCCCCGATACTTGCTGCCGGCTAGCATTGACCCAATATCTAAACTAAACACTTTGTAATCTTGCAGGAACTTTGGTACAGCACCGTTAACAATGTTATATGCTAGTCCCTCGGCAATTGCCGTTTTTCCGACACCGGGATCTCCCACCAATAACACATTGTTTTTAGTACGCCGACCTAGTGCTAATGCCAGGCTTTCTAGTTCTTCGCTTCGCCCGATAATAGGATCAATTTTGCCTTTTTCTGCAAGGCTGTTAAGATCGGATGTAAAGCTTTTTAGTGCTTTTTTTCCTTCAGGTGAAGCAGATTCGCTTTCTTCAAATTCTTCGTCAAATTCTTTGGCGAGGTATGCTGCAAACTTGGCTTTTTCAACATTGCCTTTTTCTAGATAATAGACACACATTGCTTTCTTTTCTGACAAAATGCTCAAAAGTACGTCAACAAGTCCAATTTCTTGTCGACCAGCAAACAGCACCTGTGTAAATGCACGGTTAAGTACACGTTCAACTGTTTGCGTTTTCTTAGGTTTATACTTTGTTTGATCAGTAATTATCTCGTCACATTGGTGAGTTAAGTAGTAGTCCAAGTTCGACTTGATATAATCAACGTCGGCTCCAAACTCTGTCATAATACTTGCAAAGCTCTTTTCGCAAAACATAGCATGGACCATGTGCTCAAGAGTAACATACTCGTGACTGAGCTTTTTTGCGTTGCTGATTGCTTTATCGAAAGTTTCTTGCAGTTCTTTGCTTGGTTCTACCATGTTAAATCCTCATTGTTTATTAATCTTGTTTCGTAATACGATAATTTCGTCTATCAACTGTTCATTGGTAATTTTTGGAATCTCTGCATTTATTTCAACGTATAAGTTCCCCCGCCTACCTGTGTTTATATTAGGAATGCCATGCCCTGTAACACTAAATATTTGTCCGGGCTTAGTGCCACGAGGAATTTTAATTTCTAGTTTCTTGTCCTCTAGTGTACTTACTAGTATAACACCTCCTAGCATTAAGTCAAACACGTTTACTTGTTTTTTTGTAATAAGATGATCTGCATCCCTTTCCCAACCCTGGGCATTGTTTACTCTCACTTTTATGTGAAGATTGCCTCGTGGATAATCAGGATGTCCGTTATCTCCTAGTGATTGATAGCGTATCGTGTCGCCGTTTTTTGCGCCTGCAGGAACATCTACTGTTACTGTTTCTAACTCACCCCCAGCCAATCTGTACTGCATGATCAAACTTTTTCCAGTCATTGTATCGCGTAGCTCCAGCGTTACTATCATCACTACATCTTTGTTTCGAACAGTACGCTGAGCAAACCCGTGACCAAAGCCATGCTGATTAAACGCTTGCTCAAACGGGCTGTAAGGGTGAGTAAAATTTTGACTATTGAACTGGTGGTTGTTTGGAGGGTTATCATATGCAGCTCGTTTGACCGCATTGCCTAATATATCATATGCTTCGTTAATACTTTTAAACGTGTCAGGGTCACCACCCCGATCAGGGTGATGTTTCATTGCTAGTGATCTATAAGATTTTTTAATCTCTTCAACGGTTGCTGATTTTTTAACATTTAGTAAGTTATAGTAGTCCATGCTCTTACTTATCTGAGACTAGTAGTATATTAGAAGATCTTGATATTACTTACGTTTCATCCAAGCGGTTGCGCCCATAAATGCACCTACTATGCCTGCTTGTGCAAGATAGAATAAGTCGATCATATCTGCCAGAGCAGCAACTCGATCAACATCTACAAACGGCATGAATAACAACGCAGTGAAAATCAGCATAGTCATTATAGCAGTCCACGCCATCTTCGATTGGTCATTTTGCTTAGCAAGGTCAGCTATTAGTGTTTCATTTTCTTTATAGAGAGCAAACTCAGTTGCAGTAAGTTTACCGTCATCGTTGTTGTCAAATTTTGCCATATTGTCCATGATAGTCACTCCTTGTTATATTTATGGAGTAACTGCTTAAAATAATACTCACACTTTTTAAAACTAAAGGTAGCGGCCCAGTTCCAACGGTAGTGAGCACCGACACACTATGGGCTTATGTAACTATAACGGTCCCAAGTGCTGTGTTCTTTTAACTATTTACTCAGTGTTACTCTTTTGAATCTTGTTATTGATTTCGTCCATAGTCTTTTCTGACTGGATATAGTATTGTCTGTACGCTTTGATAATGCTTTGCTGCTGTTGTATGAACGCACGTATATCACCAAGGTTCAGACTAATTCTTTCATAGCCGTTGCTGGTCAGACCTAGCAATACTACTGATTCTCCTGACAGTCTTAATTCTTCAAATATTTCTTGATAGTTCTCAGGAGTAATAATATACCATTCGAGACTGCGCATACGTATCTCATCAGCATCTGGCAACACTAATTCTGGTTTAGCAATAGGAGTAAACGAAGCGTCAACCTTTTTAGTAAACAAGCTACACCCGCTTAGCAGGGTTGCGACCAGGACGAGCACTAGCACATTAGTTGCTTTCATTGACAGGCTCCTTATCTTCAAACAACCACGGGCACTCAGAGTTTGCTTCTTTTGCTAACGCTGCGTTTTTTTCTTTCTCTGTTAGCTCAGCGCCACTTAATAATTCAAAACACCTACTGGCTTTCTCAGTTGCATTGTTTATAACTCGTTCAACTAGTCCCGGCTTACGACTTGCTAACACACCTAACTCGTGTTTTTCGAGTTTATTAGCCAGCTGGTTATTTTGCGATCGAATATCTGCAAAGTCTTCGTTCAATTCTGTTATTTGGTTGTTAGCAGTTGCAATGTTAGACTTGAGAGTATTTACAGCTCTTTCACTAAGTTCTAAAGATGTTTCGAGCACAGCATTATTCTTCTGCAGGGTAGCAATTGTTGATTGACTATCTGAGTAATACCAGTAGCCCAAGCCGCCCATGAGCAGCATGACTAACGCAAATACACCTGCAAGTTTAAATCCCATATTACTCTCCTAGTAATGCCTTAATAGTGTTCGGCCCCACAATTCCGTCTGCTACTAGTCCTGCTTTTTTCTGCCAACGCTTGACTGCTCGCCCTGTACCCGGGCCGTAAATGCCGTCGGATGTAATGCCTAGCTTTTCTTGTACCAGCGCCACTGTTGGTCCTCTACTACCTTCTTTTAGTATTACATTGAGGTTTATGTTACTTGACTCAAGATCGCCACCTAGTACGTCCGTGGCCTTTATGTAACGCGCCTTTCGGTCGTCCATTCCGTGAGTGCCACCGTTAATGCGCTTGCTTAATCCAACGATGTCTTGTCTGTCGCAATATCTGTTTAAGTTATTCTCTTTCCAGAACCAGCATGCGCTTTCTAAGGCACCTTCCTTGGTACGTACATACTCAGCCGCACTCTGTGCACTCATACCGATGTACGCACCGAATTGACTATAATTGTTAAATCCCGTTAGCTGTAATATGCCGCCGCCACGATAGTACCAACCGTCGCCACTTGCAGTATCCCCATTGCCCATTCTGTTAGCGTAAATTATGTTAGCAATCGCTTCTGGCTGTCTGTGGTAGTCTGCTGCATTACGTCCTGCACGTTCAAAGTATTTAGGAAAGATCTTGTTCAGTGCGCTGGCAGAATAATTTAAGTTCTCTGTAAGCACACTAAAGTCTCTGCTTTCATGACCACATTGTGCAATAAAGCCGGCTACTCTTTCAACTGTAGTAATTTCGTATTTAGGCAGTACTTTACACATTATTTTGAACCAATCATCTGGGTGGGTATTTCCAGTCAACAGTTCCTCTAGCATATTACTATTAAAAGTAAATGCAAAGTCAGCGGCTATATTATCTTTTTTAGTAAACAATTCTTTCCAAGACCAATACATGGTTTTCATTCTCAAAAGTTAATTTATTACCGTATTTGGTAATGTTATAGTCGCCGATATATTTAGACAAGAAGATGATTTCTGAAAAGTCGTTCGCGTTAAACGATTCTGATATGTTGTCTAATGTTTCCTGCGCAGGACCAAAGTCAATGAACTTAAATTGAACAGGATCAGCGTATGTTTTTTTAATAGTTATCATGTCGTCTCGCATACTAACGTCTTCGACAAAACTCCTATTAAAGAAATTCTTATAGTTATTTAGATTAGACTCGTTTACTGTGATATCATATTCGTCAGCGTCGACTGGCATAACTTCTTCTAGCGCAGCCTGTGTCAGAGGCACACTCCTAAAGTTTTTATAGTATCTAAACTTAATCTCTTTCATATCAGTAAGGTTTTTAACACCGTTTACTAGCTCTTCAATTTGTGCCGGCACTGCCTTGTCTCTTTGAATTTCTACGAACACTTTGTATGTTCCGTCACTTTGTTCGCCCGGCGTAGCGTCGGCGTCTAATACAAAGCTATATCCTCTTTCTATAAAATCTGCTAGATCCGTTGCTGATTCAGTTGTCATTGTACTGAACGCAACAGTAACAATGTCTTCGTCACTGCCCATCTTACTTTTGTACGAGTCTATTTCTATAATCTCGTCTACTAGATCTCTAAGATCTCCTTTGGTTAAACTCATACACTAGCCTCCTCTTCGTCCATTGGGTCACCCATATCTTCGTCGGTAGCCATATCGTCTGCTGGTTGAGTTTCTTCTGCCGGAGGAGCAGTCTGTTCAGGCGGTTCAAAAGCATCGCCCATATAACCTGTGTAAATATCTGCCATTAATTTCTTGGGCATTTGAATCTCAACAACCCAAACCGGAAGACGGTCTAGTTTACCTTTCTTAGTTCCAGGACGAATGTCATTTGGCTCTTCTATCTTTCTCGGCACAACAAGATGAGACTTAGAATAACGCACCTTACAGTCGTAGTCTAGCAGGCGCTTGCCGCCCATTGGGTCAGGCATTTCTTCTTCAGGCCACATAAAAGAGCAGGTTACCCAGTGTCGTTCGATATTAGGGCCTTCAACTACCTCGCCTTCCATCCAGTTTGCATATACATATATGTCAAGATGATCTAAGACTCTTTCGAAGTCTTTAAGCACCTGGAACGATGTATTTGAACCGAAAACGTTTTCAATGTTCTTAACAATATCTAATACGTCATGCATGTTTTTAAGTTGCCTCATTCTATTACTCTTATTTATCGTATGATAAGAGTTCTATACTAATTTATTAATCCGCGACAAAAGGTAAATATTAGTGTAAGGACAACATGGTTACTAAAACATTACCTTACTCTTCGACCCTAAGGAGGACACTTAATGGGTGCAAAACGAAATACTGCTAAAAAGCAGACTAGCAAAAACTTCGGCAACGTAGTCGAGATCAATCAACGCAAACAACAACAGCAAGTTCATATCGTACCTAAAAACATAGCACAGGAATCATACGTACTAAAACTACTTGACGAAAGCAAAAGTATTGTATTCGGGGTAGGTCCTGCTGGTACCGGCAAAACAATGCTAGCAGTTCAAGCTGCTGTAAAAATGTTCAAAGACGGCAAAGTTGACAAGATCGTGGTTACTAGACCAGCAGTTGACACAGACGAAGACATTGGTGCACTGCCAGGCACGTTAGAAGAAAAAATGGCTCCATGGGTAAGACCTATTATGGATGTGTTGCGTGAGTATTTTAATTCAAGAGAGCTAGAAGCAATGATGCAAGAAGGTATACTTGAGATAGCGCCACTTGGTTTTATGAGAGGCAGAACCTTTAAAAACTCGTATATAGTCGCAGACGAGTGTCAGTCGACTACTAAAAGACAGATGAAGATGTTGCTTACACGCATAGGACAAGGGTCTTATATGGCAGTCACAGGAGACTTAGCACAAGCAGACCGATCTAAAGATAACGGTTTAATTAATTTCCTAAATCTCTTAGAATCAAAAGATCTAACTCATTTGGACATAGTCCGTTTTGCACAAGGAGACGTTGAGAGACATGACGCAGTTAAGGAAGTTCTTGAGATATACGGAGACGAATAACACCTAGTAACTCAAGATAAAAGGAGCCAATGGCTCCTTTTATCTTGACTATATTATTTTACTAACCCCTTATTCCTTTTAACGAAAAATAAGTTTCCCACTTGGCATCATCAAACCATAGTATTACTGTATGATGTTCAGTGTCCCATACCACAGTAGTGTCGCTATTGCATTGTTCACAAAGCCTAACAACTCTAGAAATAACGCCAGCCATTTCATAACCAGTGTTAACGTTAATAACTACTGGACAAGACGTTTTGAAGTTCGATATCCAATGTGACGGCTTAATATCTTCCATATGCATTAGTTTCATACTACTCCCTTTCCTTTGTATGCCGGTCAAGTATTTCTATGTAGCAAACGGAATGTCTATTGCTGGGTGATGTTGGTAACCTATTAACTCATAATCACTGGTTTTTGTTTGAAGCAGCTCTTCTAGATTTGTAAATGCTGGCATTATCAAAATAGGGCCAGGTAACGGATCTCTTTTTAGCTGCTCTCTAACAGCGTCTATTTGATTGTGATATATGTGTAGGTCACCTGAAGTGTGTACAAACTCACCTACTCCTAGTCCTAGTATCTGAGCAAACATATGAACCAGTAAACTGTAGCTAGCAATATTAAACGGCAGTCCAAGCGGAGCATCGACGCTGCGCTGGTACAGTTGGCAGCTTAGCTCACCGTCGCACACATAGAATTGGAAAAATGCATGACACGGAGGAAGTGCCATTGCACCTACTTTATCGGCATTCCACGCACTTACAATATGTCGTCGACCATCAGGATTATTGCGTAATCCTTCAAGAACATTTGCAATTTGATCTACGTAACCTAGTGCAGCATCCCAGTGTCGCCATTGATGGCCATAAATTGGTCCCAGTTCTTTTACTAGGTCTGTATTAGTGTATCCTAGGTCCTTGCCCTGCTTGTTAGCATTGGCTGTCCAGATAGTTCTTTTGCCAATAAGGTTTTCTCGTTTGTCTTCGTAACGTATTTCAGCTAGCCTGCGTTCGTCACTGCTGCCTTCTAACATCCATAGCAGTTCACTAACTACTCCACGAAACGCTAATTTCTTAGTTGTAACAGCTGGAAATTCTTTGCGCAGATCAAATCGCATTTGATAGCCGAATACACTTTTAGTTCCTGTGCCAGTCCTATCATTTTTATTCTTGCCGTTTTCTAAAATATATTCTAGTGCTCGTAGGTATTCTTTCATTCAGCGTTATCCTTTTTTTACTATGCCAGACATTTTCAATAACCATTCTTGATTTGCTCGACGTTCGGCTTTAGTTGCCCACGGTTCTACATCATTGAACCTGGCATTTGTAAGCTTGTCAATGTAGTTTTGTCCATACTTGATCTCTAAAAGTAATCGATCTTTTTCAGTTAACGAAGTTTCTGATTTATTACTCATTATTTCTTTTTCTGGTCAATTCCTGCACCTCTCCTAATCCAATCTAGTGATACTTCGAACTGATAGTCAGTAAAGTCTTTCTCGGCCGCTGTACCTATTGATTTTTCTGTTTCTTCGTGATAGCGATTAGCGTTTGTTAGTAGCTCAATTGTTTCTTTTTTTTCTTTTGATGATTTCATTTGCTTTGGTCCTTTGCTAGGTTGATAATATTGTCTATCAATTCTCGGTCTATTTCTTTTTTGATCTCGTCTGCTTGTATCAGTTCTGCTTGGTTACGGTGCCGTTCAAACAGTTTTGCTGCTCTTCTTTCTAGCTCAGTTAGTCCACTAGCACCGCCTGCCCATAAGTAATAAAGATCAAGTAGATAGTTTACACCCCACTTTAGCACAAGGTATGTGTGTTCTTTGTCAGTAACAGTTACTTTTTCTTCCATATCTCAAATGTAACCTCAGGATGTACCTCTTGGAACGTTAACTCAAACTGGTCCTCAATAGCAGCAACATCTAGAAATGTGTCACAATCGTAACTACCTGGAATTCTGCTTAGATAGAACTCGTCAATGACATCCAGTGTTTGATCAATTAGGTTGCGGCCGCCTATTACCCAAGTGATTAGATTTGGAAATGCATCAGCAACCAAGCACACTTGATCAGCAATGTTGCCGCTAATATATTGGGCCGCACCAGGAAACTCATCTGGCCTAGTTGTAGCTAACACGTTTATACGTAGAGGCATTGGCCTGGGGAAATCAGGTGCGCACCAAGTTGTGGAACCCAGTACGATAACGTGTCCTTTAGTATGCTCTTGGTACCAACGCATATCTGTATAGTTATGTGGCCACGGAAGGGCTCCATTTGCTGCTATGCCGCCGTGATCATCACAAGCTAATATTGCTTTAATTGTATTTATTTTGGTCACGTGTGTTTCCTTTTATTGTGTTTAATATTTGAGTATTCTCGTATTTGATTCGTTTTCTTGCTCGGATTACTATATTTACGATCCAGAGAATTAGCGCAGTAACAGCCAAAGACGAAAATATAGAAACCGGCGCTGCCTCTCCTGGAAGGAGTCCAACAACAGTTTCTAAAAAGCAAGCGAACCAAACTACGAACACTGCCCAACTAACGACACCTGCTATAAACAGAATCACTTTAATGTTGAATAGTGAAAATATAGATTTTATATCATTTCTAATTTCACGAAGTATCGTTTTAACGAATCTCATCGTGGATACCTAACGTTGTTTATTAGCATTTTGTTTTCTTTTTTAATTTTTTCTCTTGCTTTGACGTAAGCATTATTTGTCCAAGCTATTAGAAAGATCTCAGTTACTACTACTACAAGTATAAGTATTATGACAGAAAACCCGCCGGCGGTTAATGGTAATAAGATTATAAGACCAATTGCAGATGCAACTACAAAGGCAATTGATAGTACGACAACACAAATAGGCCTAAGCCATTCTCCAGCCCATTCTTGAAAATCTGTCTGCATCTGCGTTACTGTTTCTTTATATACTCGTTTCATTTCTCTTACCTTGTTAGCTCAGTGTTAGTTGCGTGACTTAGTGTGTTTAATGTTTCTCAACAGCTCGTCGTTCTCTTTCTTGACATTCTTTGCTGCTGTTTTATATGCGCCCCATGCCCAGGTAGCTAGGAATATTTGGATAATGCCTACAATTAATATAGTTATTAACACGCCATCACCGCCAAAAGGAGTGAATGCAGCCATTAGTGCTGTGATAATAGCATCTGCATTTATTGTTGCAGTAATTAACAAAAACACAAGAAGTGGTACCAAATGACCTTTAGCCCAAATCCTAAGGTCTTTTTTCATCAGTTTAATCGTTTCTTTAAGTACTCGCATTATCGTGTCTCATTAATGAGGTTGATGAGATTTTTGTTTTCTGCAATGATCATAGTCTTAGCTTTGCGGCAAGCCACGTGTATCCAAAAACCGCCACCGAGTAGAATTATTGATTGGGCTACAATTACCAAAAACATACCCGCGTCCGACAATGATGTATAATGCATTAGCAAACTCAGTGTGCCCACCATTGATGCTAATAAAACAAGGAGAGCGCATACATAACCTAGATAAGGTAATAGTACCTCCTTTAAAACGTAGCAGGTATCATTCCAGAGTAGGGAACAAGTTTTCTTAAATACTCTCATTTTTCTTTCCTTGTTTGCTTAGTGTCTTGACAGTATAAGCTCACAAGGAAGGAGCGTCAACCTATTTCTCTAGATTACGTGCAAGTCTGATCATAGTTGCTGCTAAATTTATCTCCGGATCAACGACCAATGCATGGTCTACTAACCCTTGTTTGATAATTAGCACTGCACTGTCTTGCTGGTGCTCGCTGGCACCAAAAAGCTCAATGTTATTATAGAGCCAGCGGTACACTTCATCCATTTCCTCCGGCTGTGCTTGACTACAGACTAGCTTACGGGCTTCTGTAATCTTACCTGCCTTGAACAAATCTGTCATTGCCAAGTGGAAGTCAGCACTGGTGCTGGCAGTAGCTGCGGCCTCCAGCTCACCACTTTGTGAGTTTAGCTGTACGGTATTAATACATTTACGCATGTCTGGATAGTATGCTTTTACATAACTATCTATAGTTTCAAGATCAAATGTTACATTCTCAGTAATAAGTATTTCGGCAACTCGAGCAGTAAACTCTGTTTGATCAATTTTTTCAAAGTGAAGGTGCTGACACCTGCTGTGAATGGCCGGCATAATCTTGTTGGGATAATTACAAGTTAGAATAAATCTAACATCTGCACTATATGATTCCATGAGGTTACGCAGGGCAGGCTGCACACTGTTGATGTTCATATAGTCTGCTTCGTCAATCAGCACAATTTTATAGTCACCAAATGCCATGGTCTGACAAAACATAATCAGCTTATCAACCCATTCGATCTTTCTGCCTTCTTTTGAACCGTTAGCAATCAACACATCAGTATCTTGCACGTCCAACTGATTAATTAGTATTTTAGCTAGAGTAGTGTTATGATGTATAATGCCATTGGGTGTTACATACTGGTGTGGTGTGTCTAATGCCACATCATACACGTCTTGTTCGTCTCCTGATAACATTCCAACTATACTAGCCGGCCCGTTTATAGTATCTACTACGTCACATTTACTAATCTTCTTAGGAATACCATTACTAAAGACCAAATGTTCTGTAGAACATTTAAGTTCTGTATTGTTATCAAATACATAAGTAGCAACAGTGTGTCTTTTCTTTACAAGCCCATTAACAGGTACATAGCCTGTGGGGCTATCAATTTTTATACAGTGCTTGCTAACAACAGGCACGTTATATTCAATCTCGTCCAGTTCTAGTATTTTGAAAAGTTCTTTGATCGGTATTTTATAATGCTTATCAATTGATTGGTATTTTAATAGCTGCTCTTTTTGTAAAGAAGTCAATGTAGCAGTGTCGATTTCTATACAAACTTCTTCGGTACCGGCTAGGCACTTACCAATTCCGGCCGACCCCGATAAAAGCAGGTGCGGAATACTGCCCTGTTTGATCCATCCTTCTATCTGTTCTTTTTGCGAGTTGTCTTTAAAGACATAGCCGTTTAGATCATTTGGCCGATACTTTTCGGTCCATAATTGATTCATAATTTACCTTTTAGTTTTAGTTTTAGTTTTTAAAATATTTGCTATTTTTTGAGCAAGCTGGCAGAACCATTCCGATCCATGCCCGCGAGTCGTTTCTGCTGCTGTTCCTATTCTGATGCCTGACGTCTCAACAAAGGAGCGTGGGTCATTAGGTATGCTGTTTTTGTTAACGGTAATTCCGCATTCTTCAAGTAAGTCAGCAGCAGCTCTTCCCGAAAGTTTGCTAGTACTTAAGTCTAGTAGTATTATATGAGAATCTGTACCGTGTGTCAATGTTTTAATACCATGATTGTTAAATACGTCACACATTATTCTAGCGTTGTTAACTACTTGCGCTGCGTATTGCTTAAATGACACAGTGTCTGCTTCAATAAAGCATTGCGCTTTGGCTGCAATTGTATTCATCAGCGGGCCGCCCTGTGTGCCCGGAAAGATTGCACTGTTGATCTTTCTAGTGTAGGCAGGGTCATTCCACATGATTATGCCACCGCGTGGACCACGTAGGGTTTTGTGTGTGGTAGAAGTAATGACGTCAGCTAGTCCTACTGGAGTTTGATATACTCCTCCGGCAATTAGACCTGAGTAATGTGCAATGTCAGCTAGTAATACTGCGCCTACAGCGTCTGCGATGTCCCTAAAACGCACAAAGTCAATCTGTCGTGGGTATGCACTAGCTCCACATATGATCATTTTGGGACGGTGCTGGTAAGCAAGCTGTTCGACTTGGTTGTAGTCTATCCAGCCGTTTGCATCCACTCCGTAGCTGAATGCATTGTAGATTTTGCCGGATATGTTTGGTAAAGATCCGTGTGACAGGTGTCCGCCACTTGCAAGATCCATACCTAGTATAGTGTCTCCTGGGTTGAGGAATGCTTGAAACGCTGCTGTATTTGCATTAGCTCCACTATGCGGTTGTACGTTTGCAAACGTGCAGCCAAACAGTGTTTTGAGTTTATCAATTGCTAACTGTTCAATTTCGTCAATATATTCACAGCCATTGTAATAGCGTTTGCCTGGGTAACCTTCTGCATACTTGTTAGTGAAAACACTTCCACAAAGCTGCATCACTTCTGGGCTAGCAAAATTCTCGCTGGCTATCAGCTCTATTGTTTCCTGTTGTCTGGTAGTTTCTCTTGCAAGAATTTGTTGTATTTTAGTATGAATCATTTATACAGTTTCGTCCTCAGTAGGACGGTATTCGTAAATTGGCTCGTCAGGCTTTGTGTAGGGGAACCCCACAGGTGTTGCGCAGCCACTGCCTGAGAAGTAGATTTTAGACTTCTCACCGGATTCTTCGTCGGTGTACCATTCCCAAAATACTTTGCCGTCAATATCCCATGCGCTGTTGTTGTCTTTAAATACGCTGCTCAATCGCTTGTTTTGGTACATTACATTACCTCCTGACTCTTCGGTGACGTCTATCCACTCGCTGTCTTCGCCGGTAAGCGGTGTTAACGGCTCGAACGCCAGCAGCTTCTTGAGAATACCTAATGCATAGCTTGCGCTGTATCCACTGTGGCCTTCTTTGCTAAACTCTTCAACCATGCGCAAAATGTGATCACGCATACAAAAGTTTATGTCTTCGCCGCTTAAATCGTCATCTGTCATTCCGATACAGTCTAGTTCTGATTTTGCAAAGTCTAACATACTCATTTTTTAAACTCCATAAACGGTTCAATATCGTTATTAAATATCTGTGTCATCTGTCTCCAAAGATACTCTTTCTCACTAATAGTTAGTGCACAATTAAGGAGATTATCGTCGTCATCAGCCTTAGTAGGTAGAAAATATGCGTGGTTGTAGGTCAAACACATGTTTCGGATAATTCCTTCGGGGGTGTTAATCATAAATCTTGTCCTAGAAGTCTGGTCCAGACTTCTTGTATAATGCCTTGACTCAAAGCATCAGGGTGACCGGAGCTACAGTCAACACCGTCCTGTAGCTCCGGTGTCCACTTAGCTTCCCATAAACTGAACTCATTGCGTATCTTGCGACCCAGCGTGTGATGATACAGTATTAGGTCCGATTCTTTTGTTTCTAAAAACGCCATCTTAGACTGTTTTGCTTCGTTGTGGAACCAGTTAATAACTTCTTCAACTATTTCTTCACGTGGTTTCATCGCTGTATGTTTAACTCCTTGTAGGCAATTTGAATACTTTTAGACTGGAAGTATGCATCTGATAGTGCATTGTGCAAATTATTCTGCCCCAACGTCTTTCTCGGATCCTGCTTACATGCTGAGAACAGTGTACGACTGTCACGGATCTGCCAAAAGTTCCAAGGAATCGGCTTTCCTACACAGCGATATAAGTCTTCAAGAATAGTATAGTCAAAGCCGTAGCCTTGCCCCCAAAGCACACTGGTTCCTACGCACCACTTGGATAACTGTCGCAATGCGTCTTCTACGCTGAGTCTGCCTACGGGATCAAACGCTTCTTCCATAACGGCAGGGTCTTGCCTGCCCCACCACTCAATTGTACTGTCACTTGCTGATCGTCCCAGCTGATCCTGCTCGTCAATATCAATCTTAAAGTATAATTCTGAATGCGGTTCAGAATCTGATTTGGGGTCAAACTTAACTGCACCTATACTTAGGATAGTTGCGCCAGGTTTAACGTCAAGTGTTTCTAAATCTATGGTTCCATGAGTAGCCATTAAGTTTTCCTGTTTTCCTGACCAATGCCAGATATGATTAAGAATATATACAGGATGGGCCAACCCCATCCTGTAATGGAGCTAGTAAGGTGCAGGAACATCAAGACAATGCCTGCGAGCCCAGTAGTAGTAAGACTTTTGTTGTTTGTTGCTGTTTCTGGAAGTTTCAAAATCTGCTCCTATACTGTCAATACAGTGTAGCGCAGAATTTAAGGAATGTCAATGACTTATTTAATTAGTCGAATTTTGTATATTGCACCTGTGGGTGCTGACATAGGTTGAACACTAGCTAGCTCACTCATAAAGTTTCGTGAACCTTCTAATATATATTCAGCGTAAGAAAAGCCAGCTAATACCTTGTAGGTCTCAAACAGTTCAAGCTTATCTTGCTTCCACAATGTAGCAAGAGCAGGCACATGCTCTATTAGGTATTCGTTCCAATCATCTTCAGAAAGTATATTATTACTTGGTAACGGTAAATTCAACATTTGTAAACTCTATTGGAATATAAGGGCAGTAGAAAAGACCGGCATTAGGATGATATTTGTTCTTTTCTATGTAATCTTTGTAGGTTAATCCCGCTAGGGCTTTGTAGGTCTCAAACTGTTCAAACTTGCCCTGACTCCATAATTTATCAAGAGCCGGCACATTGTCTAACAGATACATATCCCAAGCAACGGCTGTGCGTATTTTATTTCCTGCATCAAGTAGTAAACTCATAATACTAGTCCTGTGTGTTGAATATTTTTCTATTGTCTAAGATAAGTAGTTTCTTTTAATTCAGAGCATGCCATTAATATAATTGGTGTTTGACTGTATGTGTGTACGCTTCGCTTAACACAAGCTTTCGCTTGCGCTCAATCTAACTTCTCTTTGTGAATAATGTTTGGTTAATCAAATACCACTTGTACTGCATGACTGCTAGCAGGCAGGTTCAGTTGGTTCATCTAGATAGTAGAGCCATAACTCACCCATTTGGGTGAATTGAAGGTAACTCATTTTCATCTGAGTGAGCATGGACCATCTTAATAAAAGAGATTTACATTTCTGTATCAGAGGCGGTTGACCGGTACCCCTTACTCTAGCTTCACAATATCAACGGATGGTAGTTAATCCCTATTAAGCGAAATTACTTGCCTGTAGGTTGTATCTTTATCACAGCGCCTACTTCATTTAAAGCCTTTAGTTAGCTTTTGCCTTCCAGTGCATCGATATCCGTCGACGATGTTACATCGCAAACTCTTGATGAGTCGAGCAGCCCCGACCAAACAGTACTGGTTAATGTGCCTAAGTGTGACTAAGTGTGCCTAAGTGTGCCTGAGTAATCTATGTAAGATCAGCTGATTTTACAAAGATTCCGTCTATCATTTTTCCTTTACGATCTTTAATATCGTCATAAGCAACTGCAAGACAATCGTCCATAGTATGACCATTGCGCACCATAATGTTAATTAGTACAACCATCATATCACCAATGTCGTCCTTAATGTCTTTACCTTTGCAGATGTTAGAGGAAAGTTCTCCCATTTCCTCTACTAATTTACAAAATTGTGACTTGTCGTCAGATCCGTTAATCAAGTTTCGGTCGTGGTGCCATTGCGTAATTAATTCTTCGTAATTCATTTGAGCCTCTTGGTTAGTATTGTGGATTTATAAACGAACTTGGGTCTACAGTAGCGTGTTCACCGTCTCTGTATTCTGCACCCATGTTTAAACTATTAGGCGCAGTTACTGAATAAGCTAGAATGCTTTCAGTTTCTACCATTCTAACTTCAAATTCAGTGTTGTTAGCTTCAAGGTTAATTCCTCTAGTCCAACGGCCGTGTTCGACTAATATCCAATTACCTACAGCGTATACATCGTTATTAATTGTCCCTTTGCTGTATACCTTGCCCCATCGAGGGTAGATGCCTCGAGTCTTACCGTCATCGTTGGATATTACTATTCCAGTAGTAGTAGTTTGTTCACCAAAGTGCATCTCGGTAACTAGTACTCGATTATTGATTGCTCTAAGGTTGCCTTGTATATTATTAATGTTAGTGGCCATCGTTTACCTTTTTTATAAAGTTGCCCTTTGCATCTTCGGCCCAGTTATCTTCATTGTTGTCTTGCTCTTCTATTTCTAATGTTGTTAATTGTTGTTCGACTTTGGTTTGAGACTTCTTTGAAGATTTCTTTGCAGGTGCTAATTTAGTAGTCGGCTGCTCTACTTCTGCTTGTTTGTCGGATGACTCCGCTCTTCCACTATCTGGACGTGCTTTGCCTGCTTGGGCGTAGTGCTCTTGTACAATTGCTTCACGCTTGCGTGTAATTTCGCCGCCTGGGCCTAGCTCGTCACCACGTGCATTTACTCTTGCATTTCCCACTGCCGGAGTTAATTCGTTTCTTTTGCGAAGCAAGTCCATATCAACTTGCTTTCCTCTCATGCTGATGTGCTGTTTTTTTCCTGATGATACTTTTGACATGTGTGTCTCCTATTATATACTTACTTATCTCATGAACTCATGGAAGTCTAGGCCATATTGAATTGAGTGTATTTTGTGCACTCCGATTAAATACAGTACAAAACTTGCTACACTAGATCCTCTGCCGACTCCCCAAACTATTTCATTCTCTCTCATAAAATCAACTAAAAATATCATATACCTAAGTATATTAATCATATTACGAGATTGATATTCTTCTAGTTCACTAGTTAGTCTGTTTATTTCGTTTTGATTCGAGCATAATCCAACAAGGTGATCGTAAATATCTATCTTTAGATACTCGTCAGGCATGAACCACTCAGACTGGCAGGCATTATCGAATTCTACCATTGTTGTAGTTGATGAGTTGTAGACTTGTAATCCTGAAGTATACCTTTCTTTTGCAACGGCATTAAACCGTTGTACGTCAGCTGTGTCTTCACACTGTACAAGGTGTACTTTATCTGCATGTCCGCTGTAGATCATGTTTACGAGATCTAAAGTGGTGAAGATTGGTGTTCCTAACTTGTCTGTTTTTACAATCATACAAACAGTTTAGTTGATATTGATTAGATTGTCAACACTTTTGTGGCCGTTTTCTGCCATTTGTTCTCTTTCTTTTTGTGCTGCGACTACTCGACGATCGGCTACTTCAGCATGATAGATATCAAGGAACACAGTGATTTGATGCTTAACACTGGGATTAGAACTTTGAAAATATTTGTGCTGAAGCTCAGATATTTTCGAATCCAGTTGACTTTCGCTTAGATCACTTAGTGAATGTATTAATGGACTTATCACGAGAACTCTCCGATGTAGTTTGCAAACACAGTGTGTCCTTGGGTTGCAGTCCAAAATTCAATAATGACCGATGTGTTATTACTGGCAACCGTTAATGTTGTAGGAAAGTCTGACGAATACTTAATTGTTCCGGCATTGGTCGTTAACCCTATTTCGTGTACGGTAGAATCACTTCCTTTAAATTCTACAGTCATTTTTGAAACATAGACTCCATTGTCGCGGGTCGGCCAATCAGTCAGCATAAACGTAGCGTCAGTTGCTAGTGCAATTGTTTGGTAGTGTCCTTCTAGAAAACTAATTTCTAAGTTTGACGATCCCGAGTTTATTGTTAGGGGATTACGTGATGAGTGAGTGGACAACGACAATTCTGCGCTAGCAATTACACTGCCGTCGAAGTTGTTGGACTGATCCAGCTTAGCAGTATTACTCTGCAGAATTGTAATTTCATTTTTTGCAATGCCTAATCCTGCCTTAATGATACTAAAGTTATCGCGAAAGCCCTGGGTGTCATTATCCACTCCAGCAACTGGGTACGCTGCATCCAGCGTGTCGCTTATAATTTGACTTGCCATAATTATTCCTCTGTTATATAATCCTATTTATTATTATCATACGTTGAATAGGTAGTTTGCGAATAGTATAAATTTTTCTTCCAATGAGTCTTTGCTTCGCTTAACAATATACCTATCTATGTCGTAGTTAATAATATTAGGATTAAAGTTACTATTATTTATAGCTGCTAGAACATTCTTTGCTTGTCCTGGCACACAATAGCAAACTGGAATAGCACTTACATATCCTAGTTCTTGCAATTTGTTTTGAGGAGTTCGCATCCAAAGAGGCAGATAATTTCTTTCATTCTGCCCAATTGCCTTGATGTTATCTCGCATGTGTTCAATACTAGCTCTATATTTTACGACATCCGAACTCTGACCAGCAAGTATGGCATTACTATCCACTTTCAATGTGTTTGTAGGATTCGGTCTAATTCTGTATGGTTCACTGTCGCTTCTTTCAAGAGCAACTACAACACTGGAAGTGTCATTTATTTCTACCTCAAAGTCTGCATTGTCTGTTGAAAGTTCAACATCGCCTTCCCTGGTTTCGATAATTAGCTGGTTTAGAGTAGAGGGAATAAATCTAACAAAGCCGCCACGACCATATACTGGCAAAGAATCAAAGCCTGATCCAGTGTTTGTATTATCGTCGATAGCTGCATACTGTAAACTGTCAACTGTGATTTTTTTAGTATTACGTATGTTAAACTTACTTTGTGTTTTACCTTTATCAGTCTGTGCAAAATCGTTAACATCAATATAAATTACTTCGTATACCTGTTCTTGAGTATCTGGATCAATTGCAATTGCTGTCTTGAACTCTCCCAACCCGTACTTTGTTCTTTTATGATTCTTTGCTGCGGCTGCAACAAACTCTGCAATGTTTTTGGCTTCAATTCCAGCATAGATCAGCATATCTAGGTTCTTTTGTATGCCAAATGTAGCGTTACCTAGTCTATAAATTTTATCAGGTGTAAATATGCTGGGATCGCTTGTAAAGTCTCTAAACGCATCTCGTTGACTCTGTTGAAGCATGGGTCTTGCGTAGATATCTGTATATTGCGTGTTGTCAAAACTTTCTACTCGAACGGTAAATGTACGGTCGATTGCTGCAATGCCAAATCGATCAACTGCTCTAACAGTGAAATCGTATTGTCGATCGAAAGTTGTTTCGCCAGGTATTTTACCATCCCAGGACACATTGTTATTATCAAATATGCTTAGTCCTAGACCTTCTGCATCAGCAAACTGCTTAGGAGCTCCGACTATTTCTCCATTGTATTGCAGTCTCATGCCGAACGGTAGTCTGCCGTTTATTAGTTTATATGTCATCTTTGAAAAGGGCACGGTTGTTTCTGCTTCTAATCTAAAAATACTAGTGAAGTTGGCATTAATAGTTCCTAGGTCCGCAGCAGTAATCCAACTTATGTTACTGTCAACTTCTCCAATTATCTGCAGGTTAAATGTTTTTATACTGCTGGGCATGACTACTTCGTCGTTTTCTGCAACAATTATGTCCTCAGAGAAAAAGTCTCGGGCAAATAGTGCTATGCCAATATTTCTTCCTTGTGCTAGCACAACAGTAAGATTTTTATCTAGCTGTACAAAATCCTCATTGTCACGCAGCACTTTTACAACAATAGTTCCGTTATTGCCAAAGAAGTTGCGAATATTTGAAACAGCTCTAGAACTAGCAGTACTAGGTATTTTAATTATCCATTGTCGAGGTTCAACAGCACTGACAAATGCCCTGTTGTTATAGGTGTCTTCAAGCGCCTGTACGGTTGCAATTACTCGGTCGTTAACACTTAGCTCATTAGACGTTTCGGCAACTTCGGACCACTTATTTTGTTCAAATAATATCTGAACATTTCCTTGGTCGTCGAAGATAATATCACCGTTAGCATCAAGTTGTGGCTCAGTTGCGTGTGCTGCTATGCACACATAGATAAACCCGTCTCCCCCGCTGGACACTGAGCGAACAATATAATCACCCACAATATAATCTTCGCCTACTTGTATATCTCTAGGACTGCCTGAAGGAAATATTCCTGTAATATTGAGATCAGTTTGTGTTATTTCGTATTCAATATACGGAGTAATACTACTTATAGTATAGGCTTTGTTTTGTTCAAACTCTAATTGACGTTGAGTGTACCTTTGCCTATTGATTTCAGACAGGCGGTTAACAAATAAGTAGTCGCTGCTGGTAACACTGGCCCTGCTGAGTATTAACGGAACACTGGTGATAAGAGGCGACCCTAAAAAAATTACGTCATAGTCTGCGTTTGAGTCATCAACATTTATAACTCTATACAGTCTTTCTTCGAGAAGAATTTCTCGATTGACCAAAGCCAATAGGTCATTAATACCGTCTATATCACCGGTACGATCTATCTTAAATATTTTAAACGAGGTTGCCTCTCGCGGAGTGTCTTCAAAGTAGTTTGCAAATATGCTAACTATTCCAGTATCTGGTGATATCCTAGTAGCGCGTATTGTAAATGTGTAGTCTATTGTAATAGCTGGCTGATAGGGAATTTGTCCTGTAATCTCACCAGTTCTGCTGTCTAATAATAATCCTGGTGGTAATCTACTTATAGTGCCTAGATTGTTTATGTTTTCGAGTGTGTATATTAGTTCACCGTCTAGCTGATTATTGTCAATTGTTTCTAAATATATAGTAGCGTAATTGTTTGCACGTCTAACTCCTAAGTCTCTTGGTGTTAGCCAAGTGGGCGTTCTTATGTTGGTTAAATCAGCAGTAAATGTCCCTGTGCTGGATTGCATTAGTGTATTATCGGCAGTTAGAAAATCGTCTCCTACTACGTATATTTTAAATTCTCTTCGAATAAAGCTAGTACCGTCTGTTACAGTGACAGCAAAAGGATAATATCTGTTTAGTTTTCTAGAAAAAATCGAAGTTGCACTAAATCCATAGGGTACTGAATCGTAAACATAACTGCTGTAGCCTGTTGTTGTTACATCATTGCTATCAGTAACAAAGTCCAGGTCCAAACTTAACAGGGGTTCTACGATGCCCTGTAGTTTACCGTCGTTTGATAATTCTATTCCTGGTGGTAGCTCACCGTCGTCGTTTGCAATATAGTATCTTAGCTGGTCGCCTGCTGGAAGATCGGTATCTGTGGCCAGTAATTGAAAATCTACCAGTACATTGTCTAGAATGAATAACGAATCGTTTGCGCCAATTGGTAAAAGCCCTGAGTTTGTAACCCAGCGTGGGTCATCAGGACCGGTAACTATTAGTTCTACAGTTCGATCTTCAAATAGATCATCTAATTCTGCTCGGATAACAACGTTAAAGCTTTGGTTGTAGGCTACTTCAAACAGTGTACCTACTATACGATTACCTTCTAATCTTGCACCTGGTGGGAGACGTCCGCTTATAATTTCAGTAATAGTTTCGTTATTGTTTGTTAAGGGCAGCAGAATATTAACAGCTTCTCTTTCGATTGAAGTTGCTATTCTATCCCCTGTCTGTATGTTCCAAATACTGCTCATCTATAGTACTCTCCATGCAGAGTATTTATCGGAATATTAAATCACACCCTCGTCAATACTAATTGCTGACGGGTTAGTGAAAGTTCCTAGATCAAAGTCTGATGTTGCAGTAAGTAATTCGATTGTGTTGGTAACAGAAAATAGTATTCCACCTAGCTCAATATTTTCAAAGTAAACAGCATAGGCCGCTGGGTCAACTCCATTTACTAATCCGGTAAGGTTGCCTACATTAAGTATGTCGTACCCACCGGCATTAAGATTCCCACTCAGTTCCGGAGTAATATCTTGTGACAGTTCTGCAAGATAATCGTTGTTAATAACAAGGTTACCGTCTACTATGCGAGTGGATATACCGGGTCCACCCTGAATAGTTAGTTCTGCGCTGCCTTCTAGCAGAGTGGCGCCACCGTCGGTTGTTATTGCAAGTGAAACAACGCCTGTGTTACTAATTGTAACTTTTTCAAAATCTGAGCTTAGAGCAATGCCGGTACCGCTATTAAGTTTTTTAAACTGTAGATCGTCGTTAATGCTAGCAGAAAAAAGTCCTTGCCCCACAGTACCAAGATTACTAGCAGTTGATGTTGCGCCAATTGTCAGATCAAGTATTTCGAAGTTTTCATTTATTTTTATCATTGCTTCGCGAAGATCATCACCTGTTCCGTCGTTAGCAATTTGTCCTACGTTAATTAAGTTTACTGCCATTGTCTTTTCCTTACGCTGTTTGTATTTGCTTCCATGCGCCGCCTAGGTACACAACCATTGTTTGTACTCCTGAGCTTGTTGGATTCCAATTTGTTCCGTCCGCAATTGCAATCATTCCGTTTTGAGGAGAGCCTGGCTCTGCTGTTATTATGCCTAATGTTAATAGATTGCTAACAGTAATGCTAGATGTGCTAACTGACGGCAGGTTATTAATTGTAGTGCTTAGATCATTAACCTTTAGATATCCAACGTCGTCATTGAATTCAGAAAGACTTGACGGCGCGCCCTGTATTGCAGCATATGATATCAGCCCTGTGCCAGCATTAAATACAAGCTCGTCATTTAAACTTAGCAAGTTTCCTTTTAGATTAGTAGCAGTGATCCTCGCAAATGATGCCTGGTCAGTACCTATGCTACCACTAGCATTAACACTAGGTATGATATCGCTGTTTAGTGTTAGACTATCAAGTTGAATATTTCCGAGGTCGCTTAGCGGTCGATAGACAATGCCGTCGCCTGCCGCATTAACTTTTAAAAAGTAGTCTTGTGAACCTTGAAAACTAGACGGTGTTTCTATTAGATCAGAAAACGTCTGAGCTACTAGTCTATTGCCATTTAACCTAATATCGCCTGCGTTAATAGTTCCTGTTGCTGTAATATCCTGAACTTGAACAATAGAAGATCCTTGTAAAGTAAGATTATCACCTGTAGGTATCTCTTTTATTTTATTATTGTCATTGACATCAATTATTAGGGGATATCTATTGGCCATTCTTGCGTCCTGTTTGTTTATATATTTATCGTATCTATGTGAACTACTGAGTGACTAAAGATCACTCAGTAGTTCACATTATCTTCCTACTACTACTTCAACAATGCCGCGTTCGTTGGTATTTTTAGCACCTACTGCCTTACCAATCATTGTGCCATTAACTGGGTTGTTGTTTACACAACCGTATCCAAATATTCCGCTTGTAACAATTATGTCTCCTTTGCTAACTTTGCCAACTACTTTACATGGAACTCGTCCTTGAAGTGCCAGAGCAACTACATTATCACCTGACAGTGCAGTGTTCATTAGATGCGCTGGATTAGTTGATACCACTCCGGCAGCTCTAAAGTTGTCCTTTTGGTTAGTTGTAGTTACTTCGGCATCGCCACCAAATACTAGAACAGTGCCGGCTTCGTAAGCTGCATCAGCTTGATAATTTTCAGCTAGGTCAGCGTAGTATGCTGTGGTTGCAGTACCATTAAATATATTTGCGTAAACGTTATCATATTTTAATGCTGCGCTGCCAATGTCGTGGGAGTTGGTAACATCTGGTAAGAATCCTTTACCAGTGTATTCACCTGCAACAATACTGGCTCCATTTACAAACAAGTTTCCACTTGAATATATATTACGATATCTTAGTGAATTACTACCAATATCATAAGTGTTAGTAACATCAGGAAGTACACCTGCTGAGCTAAAAGTAAACGGAATTACACTAGTGTTTGAACTAGTATTTGCTGTTACTATTGCAACTCTGCCTGCTGAGGATAATCCTGACGCTGCGCCTATAGATATTCCTGTTGAAGCTGCACCTTTTTCACTTTGTGCTTCTATAAAGCTGGAGTAGATCCAATTGACTCCGATGGCCTTCTTGCTTGCAAGTGTAGAGTTGGCTTTTAATACAGACTGTGCAGTATTGGAGTCTCCAATATTTACTCCACCTGCTATCTGTACAGTAGGTGCTACACTTGGTGAGCCCCCTACTGATCGAAGTATTTCACCCTGCGTTGGAGTTTTGAACAGAACAGTGGTCGTATCAAGGCTTAATATTTCATAAGATGGGTTACCCCCTAATATTAAGGAGTTGACTTGAATACTACCAATGGCATTTGTTTTGAGTATTGAATTTGTTTCGCCAGAGTTGGTAACATTTGAAATACTGTATGCACCTGTACCAGTTCTTATCAGTGCTTGTCCTGGATCACTTGCTACTGCAAGTACGGAACCTGTGAAGTCTTTATCCTCTAGACCAAGTCCCTGCGCTACAACATTAGAAAAAGATATCTGGTCTATATTACTAGCACCGTCATCACCACTCCAATTACCTAATACTGAGCCATTAGATATGCGCTGTAGTTTGTTAATGCTTAGTGCACCGTTGTTTATTGTAATCCAGCCAGTAGTTGAATTAAACACTGCTGAGTCAAATGATGCAGATCCTAGATCACTTTGTGATATGCCTGTTGAATTTGCCCTTGTGGATGCAGATGCAAGTGCTAGTTTACTTTGTGCTATGCCAGCATTTGCATTAACATCAGCATTAACAATAACTCCTGCTTTAATCTGCAGGTTAATTTCTTCTCGACTGGTTGTTATACTGATATCGCTGCTAGCAGATGCCAAGACGTTAGCCCATTCGTCTACAGGACCATCTATTACAATTCCTTGCGCGCCTGCTGGCAACACTTCAGCTCTGTCTTGCCCAGGCGAGTTACCAGCAGGAGTTCCATCACTAAATTCTCCTGATAGCGGTGTGTAAACCAATATAACAATGTCGCCGTCTACTGATCCTGTCTCTTCAATGACCTCGACTATTTCACCTGTAGCTCCAGTTACTGATCCGGTTATAACATCTCCGGGAACATACGGCCCTGCTACAACACTGCCGGCAGGTAATATAAGGCGTTTAGCACCAGTGGAAGACAATACTTGTCCTGATTGGTAACTGTTATAGCTGACTGATCGCAGGTCTTGAATCTCGTCGCCGCCGCTGGCAGTGTTATCAACATAGCGTTTGGTTGCTGCATCTGCTGCATTACTGGGTATACCCAAGTTAGAAATTGTGTTGTTGGCTGCATTCAAATCACCTGTCAGCGGAATTGAACCGTTAGGCGCCAGCGCACCGGGTCCTAATCTGTTCGAGACCGGATTGCCTGCTGCATCGTAACCTAATCGTCGGTTTACATATCCTCTAACAGCAAGTTCTGTAGGCACAGTATCCGAAGCATTGTCAGTCATTGCAGTGTCTGTTGAAAACTCTGTTACTACAACACCACGTTTAAAACCTAGCCCGTCTACATCACTTAGTGCTATGGAAGCACTAAAAGTCACAGTACCTGTACCTTGGTCTACGCTAAAGAATCTGCCTACTCTAAATACGCCGTTCTGATCAGTGCTTACATAGAAAACTCGACCCTTGCCTCGTTCCTCTACTTCGTTTGCACTATTTTTATCTTCAGGCTCTCCAAATAACACGTTTGGATAATTGGTAGAGTTGTAACCTCCTGTGCCAATGTCAAGGAAGTCGTGGCCGGTGACTCTGCAAGTAGAAATGTTAACAGTAATATCGCCAATGCTTCCAGCTTTTAGACCAGCACGTATTACAACAATACTATTTCCTAAAATTGTTGTGCCTGCAAGTCCCTCGGCACTAAGAGGATAGTTTATATCTATTCCCACATCTTCAATGTCTACGATTGCATAATCGTTATCTTCTGCTGGCGCTACTTCGGTTTCGACACCTTGAATAGTCTTCACACCACGGAAGTTGTAAACATAATGCTGCTTGCCAGCCCATGTTATAATGGAAGGAAGTGGAGTTAATGAATCCGCAGTCCAGCCGACTGGACGGTTGCCTTCAGGCGTAAACAAGTTATTATTTAATCGAAAAATTTCATTAAAATCTGAAGCTGCCAATAATGCAATTCTGGTATCACCGACTGTGCCGCCTTTAGTAGTACCGTCACCTGAAAGACTAGACTCTCCTGCTCGCTGAGAGTCTACCAACAGCCTTATGTAGTCATAACTTGTATCAAATCCAGTTTGTAGTTGATCTTGTTCTAATTCATTGCCCAACGAATCAGATGTGAGGAAACTAACTGATCTGTACACAAATTCAGGATTTTCATTAAAAATGATAGCAGTAGATGGTCTAATTGTTAGAAGTTCTGCCCTTGCAACGTCACCTAAAATGTGTGTTGAGTTACGACGATACTGAATAATAGTATCAAATGCAACTTCCTCTAGCAAACCACTCTCACTAAACTGAGAATCTCCTGTTGAGAAGTTCAGCTTATAAACAGTGTTACTAACTGTTGGAGTTGTTGGCTCGATGTATATCGTACCTGTTACTAAAATACCGGTTATTATGCCGTTGCCTTCGGTATTGTTTATAGCAGTAATTGCAATAGTACAATCGTGCGTGCCGTTTTGCCCACCAAGTAACGAACCTGTAATATTGAAGGAGTCGTCTACTCTATAGTCATTGCCGCCATTTTCTATAGTTGCGGTATACCCCCCGTTAATAGTTTTTCTAATAGTGAAAATTGCGCCGGTTGCAGTACCTGTTGCTGCTGCGCCGGTGTTGTAGTTATATGAAATATCAGTACCTACGTTGAGATACGCTCCTACATATTCTCCCGTTTTTTCTGCATTTGCAACTTCATATCTTGCAAAAACGTTACGTGCTGGATGATATAGGTCTATTTCGGATCTATTAGATGGTACATCCTTCATGTCGTATACGTAAATGGACAAGCTTTCGACGTCGTTGCCGTATCCTATAGCATTTACGTTTATTGGAACACTATTTGACCCTAGTGCACTTGCTGTGCCCTGTGGGTCAAGTGTTAGTTGATCAACTGTATTAAATATACCTGTAGAATTTTTTAAGTAAACAGTGGTTGACCCAGTACCTCCGTTGCTAGTCTGTGACGTGCTGGCACTTACTGTTGCAATAGCATCTGAGTTTGCCTGCTGTACAACATCTCCAACTGTAAGTTGTATTGGATTTGTTACGGTTAACACCACATCAGCAGTAAATGATTTAGCAGGCTGAACCATATCCTGTATCAGATCAACTACGTCAGGAATTTCGTTAGGATCAGCTCCTTCTGCAATTAATCCATATTCTCCGTAGCAAGACGAACCACTTATTGAACGTATTTGGCCGCCATTGGCAGCATAATAAGACACCCAGCAATAGTAAGTAAACATACTCACCATTTCTGATAATGCACCGTTCAATACCACTAGTCCGTAGCCAAGATCGTTAATCTGCGTAAAGTCGTTTCCTAGTATGGAACGGTTGCCAGCTGTTTGCAAAGTAATAGGTATTTGTGTTTCGGAATCTCCGATAGCATCCAGATCAACACCAGTAAGCAATTGACTAGTTAATCCTGCAAAACCTTGACCGTTGTTTGAACTACGATCTAGAATAAGCTCAGCTGAGCCTAAATCCGGATCGTAGTTAGTAACTGCGTTTACTTGAAAACGCCTTCCGTCAATGTAGAATGCACATGGAGTTTGAGGACGCCTTACAAATAACCCTTGCGGATCGTCTTGACTTCCAAAACTTTGTATCTTAAGCCTAAACGC